CAGAAGCGGAAGTCGGATAGATCTACTCCGTGCTCGCGCTCGGTGTCGAGCACAAGTTTACGAATGACCGAGATCTTGGCAAAGTCGTCAGGGTAGACGCCTTGGTGGTCCTTCGGATTGTAGAACGACGACGTCGACTCAGGAAGCCGCATGCCGGCGAAGACCGCGTTCTCTACCGGGATCCAATTGTTCTTCCCATTGTCGTAACCGTATGCGAGCATGATCGTCGCGGCGACCGCGTTCACTGGCTTTAGTTCTCTGCCAGCTCGGACGTACATCTCAAGATTCTTGTACTCCATCGGCTTTGAGTAGATCCACAGACAGTCCTTCAACGCCAGCCGCACTCGAGATCCCGGCGGACCAAGTTTCGTCATGAGGATGACCTCGGCGGCCGGGTCTTCGTAGTCGAAGTCGTCGATCTGGTGCTTGGGTGTGACTAAGACGGCCCGCATTAGAAGATCTGGAATCCGCCGCAGTGTCGCAAGAACTGGGCGAACTCGTCGACGTTCGAGACATCGAACGGATAGTTCGACATGAAGTTCGCCTGTGATCCGTGGCCGTCGCAGCCGTTGCACCAGCCGAACTCACGTCCGTACAGGCTCGCCTGCTCGGGAGTCAACTTCTTGTCGTGGTAGCCGTACTGGATACCGACTTCGTCTCTGCGGATTCCGGTCTCGTCACACAGCGAGCAGGCTTCGCGCGGAAGGCTGCCCAGGTGTTCGCGGTACGCAGTCTCGTACTCTTTCGTGTGGCCCGAGCGGATCGCCTCTTCGAGTGCGTCCGCGAGACGGATTGAGTCCTCTGCGTCAAGTCCATCGCCCGAGTTGCTGTGGCCTTCTTCGACCTTCTCGCAAACATCCGGCAAGACCTCGCAGCAGTAGTTCCAAAGCGGGTGCCACCACCACACGTTGTTGCGGAAGTACTCGCCCGCATCGTCTGTGGGGTTCTTCCCCATCACGTCCATTCCCATGATTGTCTCCTTCGTCGTTGGTTGTTGATTCTATTATACTAACTTTAGTTCTTCTTCGAGAGGTCGGGGTCGAGCGAGTTGCACGCCTTGACGACCTTCTCGTAGTCCGAGTTCTTCATCCGCAGTGGATCGGTAAGCATCGACTTGATCTTGCGAACGGTGACACCCGACTTGTCCGCGACTTCGTTGATGCCTATCCGCATCACCCAGCCGTACGTTGCGATCACTCGCTCTTCTAGCGCATCTAGCATTCCCATGTGCGTCCCTTCGTGTTGGTAGTATCTATTATAACAACTTTAGATTCCGAAGTGGAAGACCAAGTTGTCGTGAAGTTCCTCGTCTGTCCCGGCGATGTTCTTGATGATCTCGACCAGGATGTCGTACTCGTCCACGTCCGGGAAGTCGGCCCGCGCGTCTTCAAGTCCTTCGTTCACTTCAGCGATTGATTCCAAGAGTGTGTTGCTCATGGTATCCATTATACTAACTTTAGTTCTTAGACTTTCCCTTTAGTTCCATGACAATCGTGCTCGACGTGTGCTTTTCTTGGTTTTGGCACATCGGCGGCTCAGACACCCGCACGTGGACGGTGATCGAGGTTCCGCACTTCGGGCAAACATACGTGTCGTTTCTTTTCGGCTTTTTCTCTTCCATAGTCGTACGACAGTATCACTTAGCCAGTCGCATTCGCTCTTTCTTGGCTTTTCTACGCGCGACGCGGCGCTCGTTGAGAGTAAGTCCGCCCCAGACTCCGAAGTCGTCGTTTTCCATCGCGTATGTGAGACACACTTCTTTGACAACGCAGATCGCGCAGAGCGCTTTAGCCTTTGCTACATTTGACTTTTTCTTGTCGTCAAAGAACAAGTTTCCTCGTCCGCGGCATGCTCCACGTCCGTGCCACTCGGGTCTCTCTGGGTAGCTCACATCTTCGGTGAACGTTATTCGTTTTGCCATTCTCTTCGTCCTTTCAAACTGTCACCCGCGGCGGCATGCGCCACGTATCAATTATAACTTCTTTAGTTTTTTCGCCCGGGCAGGGCTCTTCGCTTTCTTCGCTTTCTTCGCTTTCTTCGTCGCTGGTTTCTTTTTCGGCTGCCTTGTGTACTTGCGCTCGATCGGACCAGACTGAGACAAGATGTGGAACGGCGGACCTGATCCAGAGTCAAGTCTTGCGCCGACCTCGAGCGCCTTGCGGACGATGTTCTTTGTCTTTTCTACGTGAAGCTCGCGCTTTGGACCGAACATTCCGTGCAGAGCGCCGAGCGCGTAGTCTCCTCCGCTGCCGGCCGCATAGATCCCGTACGTGTCTCGAGCCCAGGCGTAGTCGGAGTCGATCTCGTAGATCGTCCCGTTGACTACGACCAGAACAGTAGAGTTGTGCACGGCGCCTTCCTCGGACCCCTTGACCGCGTAGCCTTGGTCTTCGAAACACTTCCGCAACGCGGGAATGAACTTCGTGGTCATGAAGCGATCGAGTTTGACTCCGATGAGGTCGTCCGGTTTCGGCGGATTGAACGCGTACGAAAGAAGGTTGATCGCGCGGACGTCACCGGCCGCACCGATCAAGTAGTCTCCGTTCTTGGCGATCTTCTCAATTCCGCGCCCGAGAGTAGAGACTCTGTTCACGGTGTCTGTGCCGTACGACACACGGGAGTCGAATCCGACGATGGCCCAACCCGCTCCCTGAACTGCAACTATGGTTGTCATTGGTCCTTAGATCTTGTCGATAATGCTCACCGGAACGGTGATCAGCTTTGACTCAACCTTACCATTATTCATTGCAGCAAAGCGGCCAACTGGATTCTCCAGTCGTACTACGACCTTGGTCTTCTTCTTGTTGACGATCACCGCGGTGTGTCCTTGAATGTACTTCGTGCCGCAGTAGTCATTGAAGATGACCCTGTCGCCTACGAGATACTCTCCGGACGTGCGAGAACTCCGCATCGAGATCTGCCGAGCCTTTGCGGCCTTTTGGATCTCTTCAAGTACTGCGTCATACGTGCCGCTCGTGATCTCATCGAGAATCGTTGTCATGTGTGTCCCTCCTATTCTTTGGTTGTGTTGGTTGTGATTGTTAGATCTACCAAGCCCGGCGGCGTCGACGGCGTCGGCTTGAGCGCCTGTGGGTTACGCCTTTGGCGAACCTGTATGCCTTTCGTGCCTTGAGGATGTGGTAGACCATGATTCCATTATAATAACTTTAGTTTCAGGACTCCCACTCGCAGGCAAAGAACGCGGACTTCCTGTCCTGTGCAATGTTGAGCATTTGGCTCACCATGTCAAAGAACTGGTCCGCTTCAATGTCGTCCCCGTCCCAGACGGTGATCTCATCTCCGAAGTAGCCCGCATCGGCTGCCGCAGGTGTGAATGTGAAGTTCACTATCTTTCCGTGCTCAACCTGTGCGAACATGGTGCCTGGCACCATGACGGTGGTCTTGATCTCTTCTTTCTTCATGTGTCTTTGGGTCCTTTCGTTGTTTCCCTGGTATTCATTATAACAACTTTAGTTCTAGTGCTGATCGAGTGATTACGCTACGACAGCGTTGTTTACGCGCACGCTGAAGCCAACGTACTTGTTGGTATTCGCCAGTTGACGAAGAGTTTCGCGTTGTTCGGGATTGAGAAGATCAAGAAGTTCTTGATACGAATCGCTTGTAATCAAGACCGCTGGAATCGAATTGAACTCGAAACCAGAAACAGTGACTTGATACGGATAATCGGGATTGAGGATTGGATTGTTCATGATGTCCTTTCGTAGGTTGTATGATCCATTATAACAACTTTAGTTTCACGCACTACAAACCCCCGCCGAGACTCCTCACTGGAAGTCTTATCGACGGGGGTCGTTCACTACACTCTTCCTGTAGTAGTAGTAGCGACTTGCGTCAGCGGCACTTCACGATCTTCCAGTACTTCCAGCACTGTTGATTGATCTTGTTGTAGCCGATGTAGCGTGTGCCTTGCGGCATTCTCCACTCCGCAGGCGGAAGCGGATCATTCGCGGCGCTCACGCTCTGCGTGAACGGCGCGAGTGACGCGATTGCGATCGAGACCGCGATGATTGACTTTTTCACCACGGCTTCTTTCCGCCCTTGTTGCGCGAGACGATGAGTCCCACGATCAAGAACGTCGCGACTGACCACGCGACCGCGGCTGCGGTGTTGTAGAACTCCAGTTGAATGTTCATGGTTTCTCTCCTGTTGTTGGTTGTTGTTTGCCGAAGCAGCGGAGCCGATCCTCGCGGACCGGACTCCGCAGCCTCGAGAGAGACTAGACCTCGTAAGCGACTGCGTAGCCGCTCGAGAGCTTGTCCCACTTCTTGTTGCTCGCCATCGCGAGTGCCGCCTGGTTGCTGCTGCACACGATGGTTTGAGTCTTGCGCTGAACCTTCTCAGCCATTCCCCACGAGAAGGTGACGACTCTGCCGCTCACCTGAATCTCGTAGACCTTCTTCTTTCCAGTCTGTCCGCGACCCATCGGGCCACAGTCACTCGCCTTGAGAAGTGCGATCTTCTTGTCCATTGTCCTTTGTCCTTTCGTCGGGGCCTTTCGGCCTTGTATGATCCATTATAACAACTTTAGTTTCACCGCCCTAGGGTCTGGTGGTTGACCAGGTGGTTGCGCAGGGCCGGGTCCCTGACCACATGGTCGTAGTTGGCCAAGAATAGGCCCATCGGATTGCCAGTGTCCCACCGGAGGCCTCCAGATGCGTACCCACGCAGTGAGCCTGCCTCCGCGGCCATCTGCAGCGCGTCTGTCAACTGGACCTCTCCTAGAGCCCCTGGCGGGCAATCCAGCAAGTAGTCCATGATCTCGGGTCCAAGGACGTACCGGCCGATGATGGCCATGTCACTTGGAGCATCGTCTGCCGCCGGCTTCTCGACGACCCGAGAGATCCTCGAGTCCTCGTGCATGTCCGCGATCCCGTACCTGTGCACTTCTGACCGCGGCACTCGCTGAAGCATAACGACACTGTCGCCTGTCCGCGTGTACTCCGCGCACATCTGTTGAAGCGGCTCCCACGTTCCCATGATCTCGTCCGGCAACAAGACAACGAACGGCTCACCAGCAACGGCGTCGCGAGCGCAGCCAACCGCATGGCCGAGGCCATTGGGCTCATCTTGGTAGACGATCTCGATCTGCGACGAGCACCACACGAGTTCGGCGAACACGTTGATCGCCGGCTTGTTTCTGCTGGACACAAGAATGATCCGCTCGACACCCGCGCTGAGCGCCTCGCTGATCACGTACTGAAGAGCCGGCGTGTCGTAGATCGGCAGCAACTCCTTCGGCACGTAGAAACTCGCCGGTGCGAACCGGGAGCCCACGCCCGCGACCGGGATCACCGCGGTACGGACGTTCGTCGTTGTTTGTACGTTCGTCATGTCTCTCCTAAGTTTGGAAGCGTCCGGTGGAGGAGGAAAGGAAACTCAACCCCACCGGACGCGATCTTTATCCTACGACACGAAGTCGTAGGAAACCTCAACGTCCTCTCTGTTGAACCAGCCGTACCAGCCATCTTCCAACGACCGCACGTGGAGAATGTCGTCGTGCGGGTGACCGGCCAGCGCGTACCGCAGACCGTGGTTGTGCAGAGTCTGCCTCACGCTCTTCCGCACACCCTTCGCGGGACTTAGCCACACGTTCACGCGGCCCAGTCCTTCCCGCGACACGCCTTGCGGCTCGCCTCACGACGCTTGTTCGGCATCGTCTGCGCCCGCAGCCGCACTCCGGCTTGGAATGCTTTGCGATCTTCATCGCTCCACTTGTTGATCGGCTTCTTCATAGTATCCATTATACTATCTTTAGTTTCAGCCGAGGCAGAACGCCGAGCCCGCGCTGTCGATTCCAAACAGCGCACCCGCATCGTTCCCCTCGGTGTCCATCGACGGGTATAGGACTACGCCTGTTGAGAGCACGACGCACGCCGGCACCTCACGCTTCATCCAGCCTTCTGCCTTCATCTCGTCCGCAGTCATGGGACGGATTGCGACGACTGTCGCTCCAATGATCGGGTCGCTCATGTTAGTCACCCGAGTAGTTGTTGAAGGAGGTGGTCACGTACTCTTCCTTGCCGCATCGCGAGCAGGTGTGTTTGTAGCCGCGGTCGTACGTTCCGAGCACGTAGTTGTCGTGCGCTGTGTAATCGCGACGCTCGCCCCACTTGTGATTGCAGATGCTCCGCATCCAGGCGATCGCTTGCTTCGGACTTTGCATGAACCACGGGTAGTAGAGACGGACCGCGTAACTCCAGCCGGTCACCGCTGCTCGCCAGTTCATCATGTAGAACTCGAAGTCCTTGTCGTCTTCCGACAACTCGCGTGCGACCGCTTCGGCTTCGGCGAGCATATCCGCGGGGATCTTGCTCGCGTTCTTGTACCAGGGCAGGCGCTCTGGCTCTCTGTTGTGAACGACGCAGAAGGTGATCATGCCGTAGCCTGGCACCTCTTCACGTGTCGTGCTCATTCCCATTGGGGCTCTTGTCTTTGTCTTGCTCATCGGTTTGTCCTTTCGTTGTGAACCGTAAGATCCATTATACTAACTTTAGTTTCATCCGCCGGCAAACTCGTCTTCTTCGTCTTCGCCGAGCGGCGGGAAGACTCCCTGCTCGTCCCACTCGTTCACGAGATCGGCGCCGGCCTCGGCCATCATCGCCCAGTACGTGTACAGAAGATCGGCCTCACCCGCATCAGCCTCGAGTTTGAGGTTGGTGTACCCGCCGTCGTTCGGCAAGGTGTACAAGATCTCAACTCCATCGTCGAGACGCTGCACCTTGATGATCCCGCCTGCGGGCATCATGACGCCACCGCGCTGCTGAAGTCGACGACCGGGACCAGAGAACGAGTGACTCGGCCGACGAGCGCGTCCATCGACTCGTCACCTTCTTGGTGGACGAAGTACGCAGTCTCGAAGTCAGAGCGCTTGAACTTGACGACGACGTAGGTGGGCCACACGACGATCTCGATCGTCGGCGCCTCTACTCGTGAGGTGTCAGTTACTCCGTGGCTGTAGATGGTGGTTGACATTGCTTAGTTGTCCTTTCGTCGTTGGTTTGGTATTCCTGGATTCTATTATAACAACTTTAGTTTCCCGACCGAGCCCGGGCTAGGCTACCGATCTCGGTAACCCGCCCGGGTTGAGTTGATCAGAAGAATCTGATGCTATTCAGAGAACGCCTGAACTTGAGAAAGTTATGAGTTTCAAAGAACTCACGAACCGCAACCTCAAACTCCTGCTTTACTTCTGAATAATCTGAGTTCACTCCTTCAACGAATCCGCGATCATAATCATCGGACTCAAGATTATCAGCGATCTCGCACTCCACATCATCAATTACCGGGATCTCGAGATCGACGCACAATCCTTGGATTGAGTTATAGACGAGATACTCTCTATCTCCGCCCGCATACTCAAGAATCGCCTCATCAATTCCATTCAGCGAATCTGCCAACTTCATACTTACCATTGACTTGTTCATACACTGTCCTTTCAGCGTTTGTTGATTCTATTATAATAACTTTAGTTTCAGCAAGGAGGATACCCATTCTTCACTCGCCACTCATTCAACTCGCGAATGATCTTCAACATCTCAGCAATCACCTCAGCAGAGTTCTCACCGCTGCCTTCAATCACTTCGACGAACCCCTCAGCCATCTCTCGAACTTGCCCTCTCATCTTCATCCTTTCGTAGGTTGTAACACCATTATAACAACTTTAGTTTCAGACAGGGCACGACTCGATCGCGTCACGAGCGTGGAATCGTCTCTCGAAGCCGCATTCTTTGCAGACCTCGGAGAGTCTCTTCTCTTCTCGAGCGAGATCGTCTACGATCCGCCTTCGGCCGGCCTTGCGGCCGATCCGGTAGGCGACGTAGGTCGAGAGTAGACCCACCTAGGAATCCTGACCGTCATCGAACGGCAACGCGTCCTGGCCTGAAGTCTCGCGCAGAAGTTGCGCGACGACGTTGTGCCTCTCTGCGTCGGGCGTTTGCGCGACGATGTCCCACTCGTCCTCGGTGAAGTTCGGCGCGTCGGTGAGGAGGATGTCCTCCGCATCTCCGTACGATCCGTCCTTAGCGAAGTAGTACAGCATGTTGTCTCCTTTCGTAATCCATTATACTAACTTTAGTTTCCCTCGGCCCACGCCAGGACACCCGTCTCATCTTTCTTTCCGACTAGCACGCCTGATCCACTCGGGTGCGGCTTCCACGCCCACTCGCAGCACGGCACGCTGTCTTCGCACGGATGAAGTCCTGGGACGAGCGTAGCCGCAAGGCGAGGGAATGCCCGCAAGAAGTGAAGAACACAGTCGTGGCACAGAACCCAAACCTCAGGGTCTTCGATCTCCTCCCACGGCTCGTTGTCCGTGAAGCCGCCGTAGTGCCCAAGCGCTCTGAACGGTATCGTGATCCCGCCCTCAACTTGATGCTTGTTTCCAAACAGCGTCTTCTGCTCGAACCCGCACGCGTCGCACTCTGTCATCTACGAGACACGCGCCCAGGTCCAGGTCTGCTTGCCGTAGCGGCATGACGCAGAGTCGAAGTGTTCAAGCACCTTGGCTGAGATCATCTGCACGGCCTCGCGCTTGGTCGTGCCCGACCCCATCGGGTCCGAGTCGTACAGTCCGCGCATGACCCACGGATCAGAGTGACTGTATGTCTCGTCGTAGGTGACGTAGCCGAGTTGAATCGGATCGTCGTTCGCGTACTTTGCGAAGACGTCCCACGTCATGTCCGCACGCTTGCGAGTGTAGATGTCGACGATGAAACTCACGCCGGCACCCGGGCTTCCTTCGCGCGATCGAGCATCTCGATCCAGTCCTCGCCGCGCACGGTGACGCAGCGGAGGAAGGCCATGCGAGCCGATGCCTGGATGTTGCCGAGCAGGTAGGCCGGAGTCTCCTCCAACTTCGGGCTCACGTCGAAGCTGACGCTCTTCGCCGAGACCCAGATCTCGGTGAGGACCCGCGAAAGTTCGCGGATGTCGTTCTCGAGGTCGCTGACCCTGAGTTCTAGTTCTTGCTTTGTTGCCATGTCGATGTCCTTTCGTTGTTGGTAGATACCATTATAACAACTTTAGTTTCAGCCGGCCTCGTCCATCACCGGGTCGACCGCGTTACGCAAGGCTGTGTCGATCCAGGCGTCCCGGTACTGGGTTGAGAACTTGAAGCCGCGATCGCTCGCGCGATTGAAGAGATACCAGCGGAAGAACTTCTCCGGGTCCTTGGCCTTCACCCGCCCGCACGCTAACTCGATGCGATACAGGCTGCGGAGTTCTGGAGTGTCGAGGTCGCTCAGCGCCGCGACAAGCGCGCTGAAGTCTGCGTGTGAGACCTTCATTCAGTCCCACCCCCTGCATCCGCAATAGAAGATGTCGTGCTCGAGAGCGCCGATCGGGTGGAACTCGTGATCGAGAATCCTCTTGAGGTGCGTCGCAGTCGGATCATTCTTCGCTCGCTCGTGAGCGACGTCGTGGTAGGCGCAGGTCCCGCATCGCACTTGAGCGACTCGTGATCCCTCTCCACGGTACTCGAAGAATGCCAGGTTGAAGTCTGACGGCTCGGTTCGTCCACACGAGCACTTCGCTGTGCGTCCGATGAGTTGGTCTTGCGTGATGGCTGTCATTGCTGTCCTTTCGTAGGTGATGATTCCATTATAACAACTTTAGTTTCAGCGCCGGGCCCGGGCCTCCCGCCCGGACCCAGACGCCTAGTGAATCTGAGTTACCACTCGCAGTCGACGGGCTCGAACCCGAGATCACGCGCGACCCTGCGCGCCTCTGCGGCAGTCTTGAATCCATCGAACGTCGGGCCGACGATCTTCGTCTGGCCTCCTCGCGGATTCTTGTGGACTCCGATGAACCGGCCATTCGGCTGATCCACGATGACCATGACTTTCTTCATGTGTTTCCCCTTTCGTTGAAGTTGACGATTCAATTATACAAACTTTAGTTTCTAGTCCAGGTAGTAGACGAAGTTTGACATCGCTTTGTCCCAAGCGTGAGAGAACTCATTCTCATCGGCTTGAGCGAATCCAAAGTTTGGATTGTTGTGCGATGCTCCGACAAGTACTGCTGCTCTGGCCATTGCTGTGTCCAGACCTGGATACTTTTCTTGCCAAGCGTTCGCGATGTAGTCACCCCACGTGACGACATACGCGTCATCGGAGATTGAGATGTAGACCTCAATGTCGTCTCCTTGGTGGCCAAAGAGCAGGTTCTCGGTGTCTTGAACTATTAGTGATTCCATTGTCATTGGTGTCCTTTCGTCAGGTTGATGATTCAATTATACAAACTTTAGTTTCAGACTTCGTCAACAGGCACGGCCTTCGGGTACGCGGAGATCGGAGTCCCACCCGGGATCACACTCACGTGTGTCTTCGTTTCGCGGAAGATCGGCCATTCGTCTTGCGTTTCAAACTTTCGCCAAGGCGACGCTTCTTCAGTTCCACATTCTGAGCAGATCTCAGTCTTGTCGTCAGTGCGCGACAGCGCGCCTGGGTACGCTCCCGGGTTGTCGTTTGTCGGGATGAACGACGACTCGCAGCGCGGGCACACAGTCGCGTAGGCTGACCCGTCAACAGTTTCAGGCCCTGGCCAGGCCTGACCCGTCAACGATTCTTCGCCTTCCCTAGCCGGGCCTGACGTTTCGCTCACCTGTGCTCCTTGAGGTACGCTTCGATTCCGGCCATCATGTCAGGCAAAGCCTCACGCGCCTCGAGTGTGCTTTGCAGCATGCTGATCCGTTCACTCAGCGCGTCTAGGCAAGCCAACTGCGCGCCGACACTCGGGTGAGTCGGTCCGTCTTCTTGCAGAGAAACTAGGTGATGCATTCGAGTCATGAGAGCCGTCACCACCACGTCGAGCTCGTAGGCCGACATGCTCATCTCGATTGATGGCTCTTCCGTCTTCTTCTTCTTTCGTTTCATGTGGACCTCCTGTCCGTCATTTGGTTTGTGCGGTGCAGGCCGGAGGACAATGGGACTTGGACCCGGCCCGCACCACGATCTTTACTTTCCTGCTCCGCCGACCGCGGTCAACGCCTTGGCCGCTGCCGCGCCGATGAGTTGCGCCGCGCTCGCGATGTCGCGTCCGCACGCTACGACCTGCGCCTTGGTGCCACGGCAGATGTGCTCCGCCTCGCGTGACACGTGGCCGTGGTGCTCGAAGGTGAGCCACAGCACTCCGACACCGGCGCGATCGCACTCGTTGATCCACTTGCGTGCCGCCTGCGACTCGGCGTGAGTGTAGCAGCCATCGCTTGCGACGACCAGGAGTCGTGCGCCACCTCCAGAGAGGAGCGACACTCCGCCATCGAGAGCCTTGAACGCTTTGTCGAACCGCTCGGTGCCATCAGGTGCGCTGTACACGGTGACCTTGTCGAGGTGCTGACCGGGCTTGAGAGTCGGGAAGACGCCCTGACCGTAGTAGACCATCGCTGCTCGTCCTTGGACTCGGCGGACTGCCTCAGACATGACCCACGCTGAGACGGCCATCGGCTGCATCGCGTCGCTCATCGAGCCGCTGATGTCAACCATCATGCCGACCGAGAGAGTCGGGTCGTCGACGTGCTTGCGGACGGTGCGGCGCCAAGGCTCGACCTGTGTCATGACACCCTTGCTCTTGAGCGCGGCGCCCTGCACCATCGCACGAGTGCGCAGGCGACCAGGAGGCAAGATCGAGTGGATCTCCTTCTCGTCACGATCGCGGTACTTCGCCTTGTCGAGCATCTGCGCGACCTTGACAGCGGCCGAACGCTCGGGACCTGTCGGCTGACGCTCCTCAACAAGGGTGCTGGCAGTGTGCGTGTCTGCGACCGGACCAGTGCCTTTGCCGAAGACGTCGGCCGCGGTGTCGCGTGCGTCCTTGGCTTGCTTCGCGGCACCAGCGCGTGACTTGGCTTCGTCCTTCCAGTCCTGGCGTTCTTGCTGATCTGCGAGTTGGTCGTTGACAGAGACCGCGGTAGCTTCAGCGGCCTCCTCAAGAGCTTCCATCATCTCAGCGAAGTCCTCCGCACCGAGACCCGAGCTTGAGCCTTCGCCATCGCCTGAGCCATCGCCGCTTCCGCTGCCATCGCCAGGCTGACCATCTTCTGCGTCCTCTTCACCACGCTCCTCAGAGACTTCCTTGATCAGCGCTTCCCAGCGTCGGGCGATGTCCATGAGCACTGTGATGTTCGCGGCTTCGGTGTCTTGAGCTTGCTGCCAGAGAGCGCGGAGCTTGTCGTAGAGCTCTACGCCCAAGATGCCGACGATCATCGTGCCGAGATCGGCAAGGTCGTCGAAGTCGAGGACACCAGCGTCGATGCGAGCGTACGTCAGAGCCGCCATGTTCGCGGCGATACGAGTCTTAGATCCCTCAATCGGGTTGTCACGCATGTCGGCGACGACCAGCTCGAGAGCGCACGCCTTGAGGAAGGCGGCCATGTCTGGGTCGAGAGCAACGCCGCGCTTCTCGATGCGTCCCTCTTCGAGATACACCAGCGCCATGAACTCGTGGCGCGTGAGCTCGTGCTGCATCGCGATGATGTCCCACGTGCTGAACCGAGCGTGCATCGCTTCGTGGTAGATGGCGCCGATGGCTTTCGGCCACTCGTACATGACGTCACGCTGAGTGAGGTCGCCGATCATCTCTGGCTTGATGCCTTTGCCGAACGCAGTCTCGACGTTGACCTCAACTTCCGCAGTCGCGGGAGTGAAGCAGGCCGGCGCTGTGCCGCCTGCGCCTGGTCCTACGTAGGCGATGAGGTCGCCGCGTGACGCCCACATGTTGGCGAGTATGCCGATCTTCGAGCCGACTGGCAGCCACTCTGACGGAGTTGCCTGGCCCTTGGTCTTGCGCTTGTAGTCGATGTGTCCCATAGTTTGTCCTTTGTCCTTGTCCCTGGTATCAATTATACCAACTTTAGTTTCTGAGAACCCCCAAGGGAGGTCCCTGGACACCTACTATCCAGAGACCCCCCGCAGCCAAGAGAGCCGAAAGGGGTGAAGGCTCAGATCTTGGCAGGTCTGCACTCTTCTCCGAAGACTCGAGTGAAGACATCGGCGACCACCGGGCGATCGAGCTCGGGCGCTGCCGCGAGCAAGTTGCTGATGGCGAACTTGGTGCCGAATGTCGTGCTGAGATCTCGGAAGGCGAGGAGCTCACGCATCTGCGGAGCCCACGACGTCTCGGCCGAGTCCTGCTTCTTGGCGAGGTTCTGCGCCGCGGTGACGGCGGCAGTCGGAACGCCGAGCTTGCGAGCAAGCGACCAGTCGGTGGTCATCTCGGCGTGAACCGCGAAGCGAGAGAGGAGAGCCTCAGAGAGGCGGACTCCCGGCGCATTCGGGTTTGTGGCCGCGATGACGTAGAACCCATCGGCAGCCTTGACGGTGCCGCGTTCAGGATTGGCAGTGACGTTGTACTCGCGTCGGCCGTCCATGAGACCGTAGACGATGCTGAGCACCTTCGGGTCGATGAGACCGATCTCGTCGATCAGCAGGACGCCGCCGGCTTCAGCAGCCTTGACAAGCGGACCATCTTCCCAGATGAAGCCGCCGCTCGGAGTCTGGACGTAGCCGCCCACGAGATCTGCGACTTCAGTGTCACCCGAGCCGAGCACAGTCTGCATGCCGCCGGCCTGGTCGTAGAACGCCGCTTCGACGAGTGCAGTCTTGCCGCAGCCGGGAGCTCCGTAGAGGAGGATGTAGCTGGACATCTCACGCGCCTTGCGGAGCACCATGACGTCGTCATGCTCACCCCACTTGCGAGTGTAGTAGGCCTCGCCATTGGGTCGCATGAACTTGTCCATGCCAGTGAGTGATTCGGTGGTCGTCACGGCGACTTTCTTCTTGGGCGCTGGCGCGCGGGTCGGAGTGATCTTACCTTGTGCATTGACGTGCTCTGCTAGCTTCGTGGCCGCGTTGGTGTCGAACGCCTGAGCGGCGGCCGAGACCAGCAGGTCGGCGAGGCCGGCGCTGAGCTTGTCGTAGTCTGGAATTGTTGATGTCATTTTGTGTTTCCCCTTTGTGGTTTGTAGGTGTTGGATTCCATTATACTAACTTTAGTTTCAGACCGAAGGCTGCGGGATGATCTTCTCAGGGAAGCCCCACGACTTACGAGTCTTCATGATTCGGCCAATGACTTTGTACGGCGTGTGGCCACGGCGTACCGCGAGCAGGTCGTCGGCGCTGACCTCAACGACAAGCGGACGCTTGACAATCTTCCAGCCGTTGGTGATCAGCGAGACGTACAGCGAGTCTGTCAGAGACAGGACGTCGCGGGTCATCTCACGGAGCTGAAGGTCAGTGTGAGTGTTGGTCGTCGGCGTGACACCAGGATTGAGAATCTTGGAGCTCGTGAACTGACGCCAGTTCTTCTTCGGTGCGGCGATGGTGAGACGGCGACGGTAGGTCGTCATCGGCACAACTGCCATGTCTGCTGCGCGGCCCTCAGGCATGATGAGAACCTGAGTGACTTGCGAGGGTCGCTCGAACTCTAGATAGAGAGCTCTTCCGACCAGTGTGTTCTTGATGTCTGTCATTGTGTCTTTCCCCTTTGTTGGTAGGTTGTAGTATCTATTATAACAACTTTAGTTTCAGGCCTGGGCCTTCGGGACCCGGGCTACCAGGGTCCAGCGAACTCGGCCGGCCTTGTCCGGGTTCTTGAGGATCACCCACTCGAGCGTCCAGCCGGTGGACTCGTTGAATCGCTTCCGCAGGTTGTAGCGGACGGTGTGGCAGTAGGCGTTGCTGCTGCCTTGGTACACGACGCCCCACTCTCCTGCGCGGCGCTTGATCGCGGCTAGGCGACGTGCGTACTTGCCTTCGCGAGACTTCTTTTGCGGAGTCGTGCGAAGCTGCGAGACCATCTCGTCGCTGATGAATGTGGTGATTGGCTTTGTCATTGTGAGCCCTCCCAGGCGTAGTGGTTGACGTATTCCATTATAACAACTTTAGTTTCTCAGCTCACCGCCGCGAGCTGAGTAGACGGCACGCTGGTGAATGTGATCCAGACGTCGAAGTGGCTGAACGTGTTGCCGCCGATGTTGAGCGTCTGCTTCGGCAGGACGAATCCTGGCGAGCACGGGCACGAGCAGCCTGCGCGCTGCGACCACTGCAACTTGCCGAGATCAAACATCTCGCCAAGCAGCGAGCTATGGATCAGCGTCTTGTAGAGGTTGTACGGGCGGCTGCGACGATTCATCAGGTTCTCGACGAGCGTCTCGTCCTTGACGTCGACGTACATGCGCGGAGCCGAGACGTACTCGGAGTAGCGCTGTCCGGCGTAGAGCTTGCGCTCGATGATCGTGATCTCAATGTCCTTGAGACGGCATGTGTATCGCTTGCGGGTATCTTCCATTGTGTTGTCCTTTCGTCGTAGGTTTGTATTGCGATACCATTATAACAACTTTAGTTTCTAGAAGTTGTTGCCGATGACAGATGACGCTGAAGCCATGATCACGAAGAACGCAACGACGGCCGCGGCTATTGCGATCGCCCTCAGAGTCTTCATAGCTCCTCCGGCCGCAGGCCTTCGACAAGCACCTTGAATAGGTCCTCATGCGTGAGTGTCTGCTCATCGACGATCTGGCCGCAGCTGAAGAACGCGAACGTAATCTCTTCACGGCCTACGCTGATCTCAAGTTCTTCTCGTTCTTGATCGTAGTAGTCTCCGACGAACACCCGCACAACGCGGCGCTCTTCATCGCCGAGCTCGCAGGTGTCGATTGACAGGTCTGGTTTTGTGATCATGATGTGTGTGTGTGTCCAGTTCTCCCAGGAACCGGGCTCAGTATCTCCAAGGATGTGAGCCCGGCTCCTAGCATGGGAGGTGACGCTAGACCGCAGCCCCTTCCTCGCTCAGACCGGCGATCATGTTGACGAACTCGTCGCTGTTGCGAACAGAGTCGCCAGCCGCGAGATCAATGAAGTCGTCGAAGCTCATTCGCGCGACGAGGTTTGTGATGTTGGACGCCTCACGCATCTCGACGATGCACTTGTCCCAGACAACGACCAGTACGTAGTCGTAGTCCGGCATGCAGAAGCTCTCTCCTGCGCTGATGCCGAAGTTCAGCTCCTGCGACCAGAGATCTCCGATGATCGTCGACATCGCGATGCGTGTCGCATAGCTCGAGTCTGACCATCGCGGCTTCGCCTGAATGATCGCTTGCGCGAGATCTTGCCTTTGACTTGATCCGCCCCAGTGGCTGTACAGCCACACCGGCGTCGCGTCTTTACTTTCCTTGAATCCGAATACTGCCCTGTCACCCATGTTGTTGACCTCCCAGTCTTTGTTGTGGTGATGTGACTCGTGAGTGGGGCCCGGGCGGGATTGCCCGGACCCCGAACTCGCGAGGTATTACTTGGCCAAGAGGACCGTGTAGTTCCCCTCAACCAGCGTCGCGGAGTATGCCTCCGGGAACGCGGCCTTGAGAGCCTCTCGGTCGATCTTGCTCATGTTGCGGAGCGAGATCGTGATTCGCTCGACACCGCCGATGGTGGCTGAGGTGCAGTCACCGAGCATCTCGCGGAGAGCCTTCTCAGCGGCGTCCTTCTGCGCTTCGAGCGCCTTGATGCCTGCCTTGGCCTCAGCGAACTGCGCGATCAAGGCCTCGGCCATGTCACGATTGTCGTCGAGCACCGCGACCGACTTGGTCGTGGTGACCGCTGTCGTCGTGGTTGTGGTGGTTGTGGTTGCCATTTTGTGAACCTCCCAGTTCTTGTTGATTGGCTGTATACCATTATAACAACTTTAGTTTCAGAGTTCGGGCTTTTCCAGGGCCCTGGCTCCTTGTCCCTAATAGTAAGGACGGGGTGTTACAGGGTTTCGTTGCGCGGCCGGAACGGAATGACCTGAGCGTCGGGCTTCTCTGGCTCAGGCTCGGGGGTGTCGGGGCGTTCTTTGTCCGCGAGTACCGAGACATAGCGAAGCTCGGCGTCGAGCTCTTCAGCGATGAACTTCGCGAGGAAGTCAGAGATGGCCTCGGCCTTCTCTTCGTCGGCCTGAATCGAGAACGACGCGCTGATGTTGTACCAGGTCATTTGCGCTCGTCCGGCCTGATCTCATACTTGCGGCCATCGGCCTTCTTGAATCGCCAGCCATAGTTCTTCATGAACGTTCGCAGCTGCCCACCGGTGACGCCCATCTTCTCGGCGAACTCGGCGACTGTGAAGATCTGGTAGTGGTTCTCTGGAGTGTTGATCCAGCGTCGGATGACGTCGTCGGGATCGAGATCGGTGCGTCGGCCGCTGTTGAAGATGTCCTTACGGTTCTCTGCCGAGATCAGGTTTCGCTCGCGGCTACTGAGCACGACCATCGCTCGCGGAAGTCCGAGAACGTCGACGGCCTTTCGAAGAATGTCCTCGGCCTGTTTCGGGTCGAAGATCTTGTAGCTGTCGTCTCCGCCGCGCAGCTCAGTGATGATCTCGTGGAATGTCTTTTCTTTGTCTTGCACTGTAGTCACTTCCATGTACGTACCTCCCCAGGTAGTTGTTGGTAGGTACCATTATAACAACTTTAGTTTCCGAGCCTACAGCTCGAATCGCCAGAAGCCGGGGAAGAGAGACGGAAAGGCGCAGTCGATACAGATCGGCCAGGCCTCCTCATCTTCGTTGTCGACGAGCAGAGCACACGGAATGTAGGTGTCAGAGCACGGCCCAACCAAGATGCCGCAGTTCTCGCACTCGGTGTCGCCGATCGTGAAGTTGAAGAGACCGGATGTCGCGACGCGAATCGCGTCATCCGGCTCCTCGAGTATGAGCATTTCGTACGAGATCATGAGCGTTGGTCGCTCATGGTATCACGAACGGACGATCTTGCGGATCTCCGCCAGCTGAGCTTCAAGCTCAGCCACTCGCGACAGCAACTTCTCGACGCGGCCATTTGAGACCTCGCTGACAAGAGCGCTGATCAAGTCGGGCGTTGCCGGCGTAGCAGCTGGGCTCTTGCTCTTGCTCTTGCGGCTCGTCGGCTCACGCAGCTCAGCGAGAGCGGCGAGGCGTTCGCCATGAGTCTCGTTGTAGCGGCGCGAGAGCTCGAGGAGGCGCTCTCTGTTCTTGCGGTAGTACGCTCGGCGCGAGCGCTTGTCTCCGCGACTGATTGAGTTTCCATCACCGAGGATGATCCCGGGAATGACTCCGCTGCTGACGCGTGTCGGAACGTCTGGCGACATCCACCACAGCATGCCTTGCGTTCCTCGAGTGGATTGTTTTCCGGCTCGAGCGATGCGCTCTTCCTTGGTTTCTCGGCGAGAGAACACCATTGACTTGCTCTGCATCTGACGCAGGACCTGCGTGACTCGCGTGGAGTCGATGTCAGTCTCCAGCAATTGACTTGCCTGGAAACGGATCTCACCTCCCGCGACAGGCTCCGGGGCAGACGAGAGGATCACGGTGATCGTCTCTTCTAGTTGCGGTGTCGTGACTCGCATGGCGCGAGTCTTGCGACGTGTTGACGTTTTCGTCATTTGTCTCTCCTATGAGTTTCGCTCGGCTGGATGCCGAGGTTGACTCAATTATAACATCTTTAGTTTCGCCGGCGTGATGATGAATCTAGAAAGCTATATACGTCTGATGTGACTTTTCATAGAGAGAGCTCTAATAGGACTAATTGTCCCATTTCTAGAGATCAGGGGAGAATCGAGAAAGTTCGCGAGATTCGGCCAAGAACTTCAAGACTCGCCCAATCTGGTTTTCCATTCGCTCGATCTCCGACGTAGCCGATTCGGCGTTGAAATCGAGCCATCGCAGATTCGGTGGCCGAATCCCATAATCCAGGATTCGCGCCTCTCATTCCGCCGAATCCGGCCAGAGCTCTCTGGATCAGCTCGATGTCTTCAGATCTTCGGCGAGATCGAGCCTGCTTTTCGATCTTGCTGAAAACGAGACCCGTCAATACCGGCGAGTCTATCCCAGGCCGGGGTTCGCGAAAAAGCTGACCCGTCTCACTTTTTGAGCCTATCCCAGGCCGGGGTTTCTTTTTTCGACGCAGAAACGCAGGCCGGCCGAACGCGATCACGTCGTTCTGCCAACGAGTCCGAAGATGCACACCGTCTCTATCGTCGGTCTTTCCCTGGCCTGCAACGTTCGCCTCGATCGCCGTGAAGCACCCGTCGCTCTTCCACTGTTCGACACCCGTCACTATTCCCACATGCGCAGGCCCGAACTGTGAGTCCGTCCCGAAGGCGAAGAAGACGATGTCCCCAGGCCGGGGTGAATTGACGATCCGTCTTGCCCAGAAGAACTCTGCCAAGCCTGAACTTGGATTGATCATCGACGGAACGTAGACGCCGGCGTCTTGAGCGACGCAGTCGATGAAGGCACCGTCCCACGGAGCACCGTGTGCCGTGTAGCCGACCCGTTCAGAGAAGATGTTTCCTCCCCCAGGCCTGCTGTGGTACCTCAACCATTTTCCGGCCTCGGCTGTGAAATCGTCGGCCGTCACTAATCTCTCCCAGTACATGTTACTCCTCGGTAACTAAGCTCTCCAGTTCAGAGACAATTGTAGCCGCCTCGTTGGCGCGAGCCGTGATTCGGATGTGCTCTTCTCGAGTCTTCGCCTTCGACACGTCTTCAAGAAGACGATCGAGAAGATCTCTCGCTGATGTCAGGATCTCATTCATTGTTTTCATCGGGCGCCTCAAGCTCTCTCGGTGCGCTGCCGTCCTCGCTTTCTACTAGAACTCCGTCGCTCGCAAGTCGAGCGGTCACGTCGATCGCGGTCGCGGCAAGACGGTTCAAGCGCTCCGCGACGATGTCGCTCGCAGCTCTTCCGTCGGTCACGGTCAGAGACGCGTCGAACTCGATTCCGCCGCGGACGCCCGCGCGGTCGAGGATCTCGGTGCTGGCCTTGAGCTTCACAGGCTCGCTGATCGCGTTCTCCATCAGATCTTCAAGAATGTCGACGGCGTACGGCGCCGCCTGAACGAGCTTCGCTCGAGCGCGCTCGATGTCCTCGCCCGGCTTGCGCTGGATCGACCCGAGGTGAACGCGGCAGAGGCCGTCATCTTTCGCCCGTCCTGATGTCCAGAGCATGCAGCGGATGCCGTCTTCTTTTACATGGCGGCAACGAGCAGGAAGAGGAGCTGGGCCCTTCTTGGGAGAGACAGGTCCGCCGAGATCTTGCTCTTTTACCCACAGGCGGGTCGCGGCGATCACCCACGGCGGAACGAGATAGTCAGATGCAGACTCGGCCATCAGGTCAAGACCTGTGAGATAGTCGGAGTTGATGCGGTCGGGATCGACCAAGATCGGTTTCTTCTCGGCGAGGCTCAAGACGCGGCGTGCCTTCGCCATCTCCTGTGAACGGGCCTGGATCAGGCCGGTAGGAACTCCGTTAGAACTGTAGACAGTGTCCCAGCCCATCTTCGCGCGGCGCAAGATCTGGCGGTTCTCGAACGTGTCTTGGCAGACTCCCCGCTCAACCTCGTCGATGCCCAGCTCGCTTAGAACCGGACGGAGGTTGACGGGCTCGTCGATCTGAACCTCAGGACGTTCTCTCTCGGGTTCTTCAAATGGTTGGATCGTGGTGCTCATTTAGATCTCATCGTTGTATAGAATGACTGCACAAGAAGGTGAAGGTGACCCGACGGAGGGGAGAGAGGGCAATCCGCCGGGCCACCCTCGATCTTGCTCAGCGACCGAAAAGACGAGCGAAGAAGCTCTTCTTCTTCTTGAGAGCTGGAGCCGGCGTCGTTGCCGGAGCGGAGAGCTTGGCGATCACCTCTTCGGTGATTGCGAACCTTGGAAGTTCCGCCGTTGCCTTAGTGCTCTCAGAAGACGGAGAAGACTTCTTTGCGGGAGTCTTCTTTTGCGCTGGCTTTTTGGCCGGCGTCTTCTTCGCTGGTGCTTTCTTCTTGGGTGCTGACATTGTTCTCTCTCCTTGGTTAGTTACTTGGACGTACGTCCGAAGGCGAGATCCTTCGGGTTCAGGTATCGCATCGCGACAGGCAGGGCCGCGGCCCAGAGTGCGTTGAGCGCCGCCTTCGGATCTCCGGTCGCGACGTATGTGGCGACGGCAGCTCCGACAAACGAGCGCGCGTAGGACGCGAGCATCGCCTTGTTCGCTGGTGTGAGTAGCTTGTCCATGATGGTGTTTCTTCTTTCCGCGTCTTACGAGACGCGAGGATAACTGTAAGCCAAGAAGATCAGGCTGTGAGTCTCAAAGATTTTTCGGTGAGATCACACTTACAGGAGGAACCGCCTTTCAGAAACACGGTCCTGCGGCCGAACACGACCACATCTTGAAGTGATTCTGAACTGCCGGCGAAAGTGGCTATTTCGCGATGTTGACGACGGAGTACTTCTCGGCGTGAGCTGAGCTTGGATCAAGAGTTTTGTACCAGCCACGGGACTGCATGAGGACTCCAGGTCTGCCCGTCACCTCGCAGGTGCGAGACGCGATCTCTTCGTACTTCTCCACGACGGCGTCCATCTGCTGCGAGACTAGATCTCCCTTCCTTGTACTGAAGTAGTACCTTAGTCCGCCGTACTTCTCTTTGATCTGGCAGACTTCATAGTCTGGGTCTATCTCCGTCAGGTCACGGTCGCAGTCGATCACAAGCTGATACCAGCCAGGTCCGACGTCAATCGAGTACCAGTACCCGGGAATGATCTTCGCCTTGATCAGTTCTAGTTGTATTTGTATTTCTGATTCCATGTCGGAACGGCAGGATTTGAACCTGCGACCCTCTGGTCCCAAACCAGATGCTCTACCAAGCTGAGCCACGTTCCGTATTTTTTGAGAGCCCTCGGTGGGATTCGAACCCACGACCACCTCATTACAAGTGAGGTGCTCTGGCCAGCTGAGCTACAAGGGCGTTTGGATCTCTGTACTTTCACTGTACTCTTAGAGAACCGGATTGTTGCCTTCTACAAGATCTATCGCACGGCGAAGACCCAGCGTATAGAGGCTCTTGTCGTCTGGAATCTTGCCGTCCCACTCTGTGATCATCGTCCGAAGACGAGATACGAGCGTGTCCTGCCAGCGGCTGATCGTCTCATACGCGACAAGAATGATCACGTCCTCTGGGAAGACGTCGCCAAAGGTCATCGTCATGAGCCGAGCGATCTCAAAGGAAGCTTCTTGAACGCTGTTGATCTCGCGCTGAGGCTCGATGACTTGGTAACCAAGATCTTCCGCCGACACTGGTCGAAAGTCAGATGCTGCTCTTTCGTCTAGCTCCACCCAACCGGAGTTCTTCTCCGGATCGTAGACGTAGTTCTCTCGGTTCTCTGGGTCGTAGATGTTCTCGTCGGTCATTTCTTGCTCCTGTTGTTGAGTATGAAGAATAGCGCTGCGATCGGCCCGATCACAAGAAGCGGAATGAGGTTGTTCATACCTCTGTCCTGCACTTTCCGCAGAGAAGCGCGTCAAAGCCTGTCGCGTGCGTCGCCGACGTTCCGCGCTGAGTAACAGCGGCAGGAGTCAGGTCGGCTGCCTTTTCCTTGCACCGGTCACAGACTAGATCTTCCAGCCAGTCGATCTTTCCGTCTTTCTGCATCAGCGCGTACATTCCACGAGCAAGAGCGTGCAGTCCGCCAGATCCCTCGGTCTTTCTCAGGAACGGACGTAGATCCGACACCTTCACGACCGGGCGACACCTCTTGCACGGACAGTCCATCTTGGTCGGCTTGCAGATCGTAAGAGCTCCGGCAACAGTGTGCCGAGTAACCGGATGTCCACAGATACAGATCCGATTGTCGCGCTTTGGCTTTGCCGCTAGATCTCCCTCAAGAGACTTCATGTCTTCCTGAGTCAGGCCGATCGCTTTCAGTCCGTCTTCCGCGCTTGTCGTCAGATCAGAGTTGTCTATCTTTTTGGGCATCCGTCTTGTCCTTCCAAAGAGAGAAAGTTGTACAGTTCGCGTATTCCCATGTCAAGAATCTTACCATGTGAAAGTGTGCGATGCGTCATCGTGTACCAACTATTCAACTAATACCGACTTATACTGAGTTATTAGTTATTTCAACTATTCTTTGGATACGGTGCACGTGTACGCGTATACGCGTATTAGACTAATAGTTGACATTGCTAATAACTGTATACTTGTACCGGTCATACTACTCTCATTTGTGTGTGAGCACACATCATTCTTCTGTAGTATCTTTTTTCACAGATCTCTCTCGCTCGCTCAAGAGATCCGAATAGTCGAAGGTTGACATTAGTGCAATAGTGTTTAGTTGACATTAGTCGTACCGCGTCCTCTCTTGCTCGTTTTCTCTGTGCAAATCCTCCGGCAGAAGCAGATTAGTACAATAAGATCTAGACCTAGAGCACTTATCTATCGACCCGCGGCGAACTCGAGAAAGAGACAGTTCGGCAACAAGCAGGTTTACCGTTCTGTCTTGTTCAGTCTCCGCAACGGTCACTTGTAAGTTCCTGAGCGTCGCACTTATTTGTTCAGCAAATCCTCTCACAGCGTCTTCTCTGACTTTTCAAAGTTCCATAATCGAGAACAAAAGTCCTGTCTCATAATCCATAATCGCGCTGCTGCGCGAGCATTATGCGCATAATGAGAGCAGGTGAGCGAAGAACTTCACCGCGTGGTGTACAATGACTGCATGGTGTTCTTTGAAGAGGATCCGCAGGAGAAAGCTCTTCGAAGAATCAACGCGTGCATTCACACGATCGTCAGTGTCATCGAAGAGATTGACGATCCGGAGGAGATCGACGAGCGTGCAGATCTGCTGATCGCCGTCGAGAACTTGATGGACGTGTCCACATTTCTTACAGACCAAGTTCGCGGCATCGCGTGGCAGCACAGCCTGACGCCGAGCGAGGCCGCAGACAGAGAAGATCCAGACAGCTACTAAAGAGAGCGAATGTTCATAACTCACCCGTCCGGGTGGGGAGACCAAGGGGCAACAACTTCATCTAAGCGTCGCGTGATCCGCAGGCGCTTTCTTGCCGTTCTTCCGGCCTTCATGTGGGTGCTTGCGCTTGTTCCGCAACCCAAGTCGGTGAGCGCTTCCGACGGGCAGGGACTTGTTTTTGCGTGGCAGTCTGCCACCGTCTCGCAAGACGTAGCGGTTCCTGGCAACTGGGCGTCTGCGTCTACTCTTACGGCGACCGTCAGCGCGGCGGAGGCGCAGGACTGGAAGGCGTCATCCGACACCCTCACCGTCGGCATTCAGCTTCTTGGCGCAGGAGGCGGAAGCATCTACAGCCACAACACCGGTGTCATCACGCTTACCGACGGTGGAACTTTCAACGATTACTCGGTCAGCGTCACGGCGTCTGGCGTCGGCGCAGGTTGGGCGAGCGTCGCAACCGCTCGTATCTACATCATCGGCCAGGACGGCGAGTTCTGGGCAGGCAACTACGGCACCCGCGTCGACACCGCGTCTCTCACGCTTGACGGCACGGAGCTGCTCACAAACGGCGAGTTCACATCTACGTCTGGCTGGACATCGTCTCTTGGCTGGCAGACATGCTCAGGCGGATCAGGCGCGCTTCCGTGCGTCGGCCAGTCAGCCGTCCAGATCAACAACCCGACAACAACCACGACTTCTTCTACAACTACGACTACGACGACTACCACCACGACCGTCCCCGCTCCTGGAGCAGGCACCGAGACGACCGAGAACTTCGAGGGTCCCGGCCCGACAACCGCGAATCTCACTGCAAGAGTCAACGGCAACGCATTGACAACATCGAACCAGAGCGGCTGGTACTACGCGAACTTGAGCAACGGTTACGGCACTCAAGGCTACGCGATCTACGCTGGTAACCCGAGCGCCGCGATGACGATCACGCTTCCGTCAGCTCTCAATCCGCGAAGCTTCTACTTCCGCGTCGGTGCGAAGAACGGCGATGCGACAGGCACCGTCACCTACTCCGACAGCACAACGGCGTCGTTCACGATCGGCAACTCTGTTCTTACCGCCGGCTGCTCGACCTGCCAGGCTCCCGGTTACTACAAGGAGATCTACTTCAACGGCAACGGCAAGATCATCACGAGCTTCTCTCTGCCCGCTGAGGGCGACATCTACTTCGTCGACATGCTGCGCATCAGCGACGCGACAGCCGTCTCGAGCGGCGTCGATCCAAACCCGTCGCTTACTACTACAACCACCACAACTACTACAACCACAACAACTACGACAACAACAACAACAGTCCCTCCGACAACGACCACGACCACGACCACTACGACAACAGTTCCGGTGTCTCAGGCTCAGAGCGGAATCGTCGCTAGGTTCTACACATCCGTCGGCGGAGGAGCGCCTCCTCTACCGTCTGAGAGCAACTTCGTAGGTTCTGTCGCGTACACGCAGATCAACCAAAGCTTTGACTCATCTCCGCGGTTCAATCTTTACGATCACTTTGCCGTCAGGTACGACGGGTATATAACGTCTCCTGTCTCTGGCAACATCACGTTTTACCCGACTGCCGATGACGGGACAAAGTTGTACGTCGACAACGTGCTGATCGACAACAACTGGCGAGACAAGGGCGGCGGCGGCAACGTGAGCTCTGCCGTGGCGTTCACCGCCGGAGTACCGAAGCCGTTCAGGTTGTGGTACTACGAGAACGGCGGCGGCGCAAGCGTCAATTTGTACTGGAACGTCGCAAACGGAGCGATCGTCGCCGGAGGTTGGACGCTCGTGCCCGTGTCCGCGTTCACTACAGACGAGACTCCGACAACAACAACTACGACTACGACTACGACTACGACAATCGCTCCTTATTTCAACTCAGTACAGAACTTGACGGCCGTCGCAAACGCGAACGGAAGCGTCACTCTCAACTGGGACGCACCGACATCAAGCAATCTTTCTGCACACATGTACGACGTCTCCTGGTTTGATCTGAACAACAACGTTGAGTCCGGCGGCTGGGGCGTGTGGACGTACGCCGAGAACACAAGCTATGTCGTGGGCTCGTACCAGTTTCCTGGCACTACCGGCTACGGCCCGGTGAGATTCAAGGTTCGCGCTGGAAACGCCGCGTGCGTCGGTGAAGGTGCCGGGTCATGCACCTACGGATCTTACGAGAGTGTCGACGTTGTTGTCTTAGATCCGACTCCGGCTACGACAACAACAACCACAACAACAACCACAACCACCACCACGTCAACCACAGTTCCAACAACAACGACAACAACGACTTCGCCTCCGCAGCAAGAATCAACACCAAGCGAAACAACTTCTTCAACTACTCTTGCTCCTGATCCTGAACCCGAGACGACTGTCCCAGAAGAAACCGTACCGGAATCAACACTGCCAGAGCCAGAAGAAACAACCACGGTGCCGACGCTTCCAGAAGAAACAGCGCCAGAAGAGACAGTCCCAGATACAGAACCTGAAACAACGCAACCAGCACCTGAAGAGGAAACAGAAACAACTCAGCCACAAGACGATCCTACCGAGGGCGTCGTCGAGATTGACACCGAAGAAGCCGTGGAAGCGATCACTGAAGCTGACACCGCCGAAGAGCTTGCCGCGGTGCTTACGGAGGTCCTCAGCGAGCCGATCAGCGACGAGCAGTTCGACGAGGTTATCAGCGCGGTCCTTGACGAGCCGCTGACAACTCAAGAACTTGAAGCGGTTCTCGACGTTCTTGAGTCCGACTCGGTCACTGAAGAGCAGGTCGCATCGGCTGTTGACAAGATCCTCGAGAATGAGGTTGATACTGGAGCGGCTGTCGCGCTCGTGACAAGCGAGAAGGTCCTTGAGTCGATCAGCACCGAGCAAGCAGAGCAGATCTTCGAGGCGATCGACACAGACGCGCTCGACGACTCGGCCAAGACCGAGATCGCCGAGGCCTTGACAGACGCTCCTGAGGACGTGAAAGAGACGTTTGAAGAGACGATCGACGTCTATGGTGACGGCTTCGATGAGTACACGCCGGTCGGATCCGCGGTTACAGTAGGAGAAAGGCGCACACTGATCGCCGCGACAGCAGTCTTGTCGACCGCTGGCGCTGGCGTTGCGATGGCTGGAGGAGCGTCTGGCGGTTCGCCGTCAGGCGGCGGCAACGGGGGGAACAGCGGTGGCGGCTCTTCAGGTGGCGGTAGCAGCGGTAACGACGCGGCAAAGAAGCCAGAAGAAGAGGAAGAGGGCGGCGGAGAGTTGACGGGGCCAGAAGAAGACGATGACGACGAAGAGTTTACACGCAATAGCATCTTCAAGTACCCCGAGGAGTTGTAATGAGAAAGATCCACTGGCCGCGATTCTTCAAGAAGTTCGCGAAAGAGACAAGCGCGCTGTCGTTCACGATCGCAAGCAGCGTCATCGTGTTCGTCACCCTGTCGGGAGACACGCGCAAGATCGCGATCATTGCTACCGTCGCCGCGCTTGTTGTCCACTACATCCACGTGATGCTGGAGAATGACGAGTAAGCTTAGGCGTCTCGCTCTGCAATACTTCAGAGATCTAGTCTCTCGAGAGCGGTACGTCATACTCATGATGCTCCTTCTCTCGGCGGTGACCTCCGGCAAGTTGAAACTTATAGTCACGCTTGCTGCTTCAGCATCTCTTGTGATCTGGACGATTCTCTGGGTTCTTGAGAAGATCTTCGAGGAAGATCAAGACTCTTCATCACAGTTATAACGACGCTGAAAGTTCCTTGTATAATGAACGCACGGCCTGTTCCTGTAGGTCGCACAACAACCCCTAACTAACAAGGAACAACGACAACAATGCCAACAGATACAGACATCGTCAAGGCGTACGCCAAGAAGATTCGCCCGCTTCTCCCAGAGGCGCAGCGCGCGTACGGCGCACGCAACCAAGACACTCCGTACCACCAGGCCAGCCGCGAGTACAGCAGGCTCTTGGTCGAGTACGCTAAGGACGGCGGAAGCTTGATCTCGCTCGCCGAAGAGCTCGGCGTCTCGTACGCCGGACTTCGTCGCCGCGTCCAGACGTTCGACCTTCCGGTCAACGACTTCACCGCGAACCCAGAAGCCGACGTAGACGCTCACATCGCTACGATCGAGACAGCCAAGGAAGAAGGCGCGTCTCAGTACCACGAGGCTCTCTACAACGCGTACAAGGACGGCGTCTCGCTGTCCGAGATCGCTCGTCAGCTCGACATCACCAACTCGTACCCGCTCTACTACGGTGTCCAGCGACACCAGAAGAAGCTGCAGGGCAAGCACCTGAAGCGCCGATAACATGATCGACGCCGGAAAGAAGCTGCCGTACTGCCCCTGCGCCGAAGACGAAAAGATCTGGGCGATGCTGTCGCACCCGATCTGCGAAGGAGGCCGAGATGACGACGACTGAGCAAGACCGAGCCGAGTTGACGTACACCGTCATCTACAGGCAGGTCTACGGCGCGCTGCAGAAAGACGGCCACCCTCACGAGAAGACGCACCGCTCGGCGATCCAGATCACCGACGCGCTGTGGTTCATGTACACCGAGTCTCGCTCGATGGCCATTCCGGCCACCGAGAGCGTCATCGTTGACATCGTCCTCAAGAGCTTCAACTGATGGTCAATCCCCCGACGGGACCGGTCTGCGAGCTCTGCAAGACGACAATCGACGTAGCAGGAAAAGACGGCTGGTACGGGGTCGGTGGAGTCTGGGCGCCAGGCCAGAAGTACGTCTCGCTGTGCAACACCAAAGACAGAGACTGTTTTACGCAATGGTCGGTGCACGGAGTCCGTCCTTCTTAGTATACAGTAATAAGCAACTACGAACGACAAGGAGAGGCGATGATGAACGCGCATAGCTACGGCGACGGTCTTGACATGTTTGACAAAGAAGTCGGAATCATTCCTCCGACACCGACCGAGCGCGGCGCGTTCGTCAAGATTCCAGAGGCGTACTCGGCGATGCTCGAGGTCTCGATGAAGTACGGGTATCTGGTCGGATACGCTCAAGAGCAAGACGGAAAGTACATCCAGCACGTCTATCCGGTCAAGTCATTCGAGACTGACCAGATCTCAAACTCGTCTAAGACTCAGCTTGAGCTTCACACCGAGACGGCGTTTCACCCGTATCGTCCCGACTACATCGTCCTCGGCTGCCTGCGTGGAGACAAGGCGGCCAAGACGACCTACGCTCACGTAGACACCATCGTGTCGTTCCTCGACAGCAAGACCGTCGACACCCTGACTCGTCCAGAGTTCATCACTACCGTCGACCAAAGCTTCCGGCTTCACGGCGAGCCAGACCAAGAGGTCTTGCTGCCGATCTTGACGACAGACAAAGACACCGGCCGATGGCGAATGACCTTCGACAAGTCCACGATGCGAGGCACAAACCCGGAAGCTCAGCGCGCTCTTGACCTGTTTGCAAAGGCTGTTGAACCTTGCGTCAGAGAGATCTCTCTCCAGCGCGGCGATTTCTTGGTCATCGACAACTCTAAGATCGTCCACGGTCGCACGCCGTTCCCGGCTCGCTACGACGGAACAGACCGCTGGCTGATCCGCGGCCTGGTCCGCAAGGAGCTTCCGCCGTTCAACGAGCGTGAGGGCTCGGTAATCACGACGACTCGTTTCTCGAGGCAAGAGCCTGAACTTCAGTCTGCCTAGCGGCGGCTGATTCTATACCTCTATCAAGAGGCTATTTCTGTGTGTCACTCGTGCTTGTGACCTTTGTCTAGGATGAGACCAAGGCAAGGAGAGTCACATGAAGACTAAAAGCAAGAAAGCCAAGAAGAAGACGATCAACGACCTGTACCCGATCATCGTGCACCAGTCTCGGTATTCAGGAGTGTACGAAGGCGGAAAGTGGTTCGCCACAGGCGGCGTAGATTTCGACGAGTTTGACGACAGGATGCGAGAGTACCTGCACGGCGACGACACGGACGCGGTAGACTTCTGGTACTCAGCGGAGGCCAATGTCATAGGCGTCGGAGACGATCCTCAGAGCGCGGTCGTTGACCTACTCGTGAGGAATGGCGTTGATGACGAGCTAGAAGGCGTGGAGATCACTCCCACATATCGCGATTAGGCAGCGTCAGGTCTTTTCGCATCTGCCAAAGCTTGTAGACAAGAGTCACAGCAATGGCAGGCAGAAAGACGAAGAACGCTATAAGCGTTGTGGCGTCACGCTTTTTATCGAAGTCCATCGTTCTATCCTTTCTTTTTGTAGATTTTCAGAGTAACTTGTTTTCCGGCGATCTTTTAGAATAACAAGATGCCATTTCTCATCTTATTCACGATCATCATGCTCGCCACCGCGTTCCACAAGCTTGTTCTTATGCGAGCTGTCAACGACTACCACTACAGCAACGACCGGTCAAAGCGCAGCAAACAGCAAGAGATACTAGACCGTCACGGCTACTGGGCGCGCTAGTCGGAGCCCGAGACCATCTCTTCAAGGTCGATCACCAGGATCTGGCGGACATCAAGTAACAAGTCCGTCATCTCGGCAGACGACACTAGGTCTCTTCCGCTTACCTCAACAAGCGCTTTGTCGATTCGCTCAACGGCCATCGCGTTTGTGACCAGCACGATCTGCTCGAGCGCTTCTTCCGCTTCTTGAAGCTCAGTCATCATGCGACTATTCTATCTATCAATGTCGTAGTATTGACTCAAACGTCCCACCCCGTTGACAAGGATCCTCCAGGTCCTTCCGAGAGGATAGGCGGGGTGGTCGCTTACTTGCCTGCCGACTTAGCTCTGCGTTGACGCAAAAGCTCGAAGTCTTTTACCTTCGTGTCGCCCATGTACTCCCAAGCGTATCCGTCAGCAATCAACGCATGATTGACTGACTTGTCTGCTCCGTCTAAGAACAACCAGCCAAGAATGCGACCGTACTTCTCAGACGAGTCAGGTTTTTCCGTGCGAATGACGATTGACGTTGCGGAGTCGATCAGCTTCTTTAGACGGTCTTTTACCTCAAGTCCAAGGACTTTTTCTTGCTTGTCGGTCGTCCGAGACTCTGGAGTGTCGATGCCAGCGAGACGGACTCGCTGAGTGTAAGAGATATCAAACCCAAGATCAATGTCAACATCAATTGTGTCTCCGTCAACTACCTTGAGGACTTTCTTGACTCTGTACTCGTACATGTCACTTGTCGTCGCAAGAGCAGTTATCGCAGTGATCGCCAGATTTCTTAGTACCTTTGGCACCGAAGTATCCACCAAGGATACCGATGACACCACCAAGCGCCGTCTGGACCAGAGTCATTACTTCTGCGGATACATCAACGGCTTCGCCAGTTCTCATTGTTTCAATTCCAGCGACTACGTAGTCACCGACAATTGCAGTGATGATCGCGACTCCAACCATCATTGATAGAAGCCACATTGTCTTATCCTTCATTGCTGATCTCCTCTTCTGGGTCTTCTTGCTTGTTTCGGCCGGTCGAGATCATCAATCCGGCAAGAGTTCCTGTGATGAACGTCGCAACTGATGACAGCACACCAAAGAACATCTTGTCATTTTCAGCCTGTGCTCCGATGGGTTGCGTTACAAACACAAGCGCGTACAAGACGCCGATTGTCGTGATTGTCAGCACGGCAGCCAGCACACAGCCGACGACGAACTTCAACCTCGCGTCGAGGTCTTCGGGCGTCATTCTTTGCTTGTTCTTTCTCATGGCTGCCCTTCTTCTGCTGGCACAGTTTCACTTGTTACGTTTGTTTCACTTGGCGGGTTCTTTGGGTCGAACCCGATCAGCGTCTCCGTGCACATTCCGTCTACAAGACAGATCGGCGGATTGCATTCATCTGCATCCCAGTTCTCTGGGTCTTGACACTCATAGCGGTATTTGCCGTCGTATCCGCATCCTCCTAAGACTAGGACGATAGCCGCCGCGGCAAGAACGCGCCTCACAGCGCCTGCTGTTCTGTGCTTTCGGATACATACTCCGCAGGAGCCTCGACAATTTCTGGCTCAGCGCTCTTAGCAGGCTGCTTGCCGACCTTGTCGAACACCGCGTTGATCTCGTCCAGACTGAGCTTGCCGTCGTCCAAGAACGCGCGTGACAGTCCTTCGATGACTGTAGCGACTCCGCCGATTCCGGCCATGAAGATCGCTTGCCACAGCGGCACACCTGCGATTGTTCCAGCGCCTATGACGCCAAGTCCGGACGCCGCGAAGGTCGCGATAATCCTGAGGATGATGTTCTTGATCTGTTCCACATAGCCTCCAACAGAAGTTTGCGCCCTCTGATAGAGGCTCCCCAGCCTCGGTCTCCATAGTAACCTATCCGTCGGTTTTTGATACTAAGACCAATAACCGCCGCGGAAAGTTACAGATAGATCTATTTCCTGCCCCTGTTGTACCGGTTGGCTTCCTTGCAGGCGTCGCAAGTCACGTTAGCCTCGTTGAACGTCACCCACTCGGTGTCAGCCTCAACGCCGCAGAGAGTCATGTAGTTGCCTCCCCAGCCGCCCACGGACAGGTGCACGATCGCGTAGATCTCGTTACTTGGCATTTTCTTTCACGAACTTTATCTCACAAGAGTCCGTCGTGCAGTATGACTCTCCGATCGCGTCTGCAGCCATTCCCGCGTATACTCCAGAGAAGTCGATCGGGAACAAAGCCGTCTTAGCGGCGACGTACTCGTCTTTAGTGATCTGCGTGTACGGCATCTGCGGGTACGTCTCGTTGCCGCTCGGCAAGAACGACACCGTCTTGAGTTGACCGTCGTACATGTGCAAGACGGTTCCGACATGGTCGGCCTCGGTCTCTTTGTCAAAAGAGATCGTCACGGACACCGAGTTGTCGGACCAGTACCGCTGCGCGGTCGCTGCCAGCGACATCTTCTCGAAGATCGTCACGTCTTTTTCCGAGCGCTTCGCGACAGATTCAATCGGGAAGAAGACCACCGATGTTGTATTCGGCGATTCTGACGCTTGCTCCACCCGGTAGTTAGCCATTCGGAAGAGCGGAAGCATCGGGTCATCGTTCGCGAACCTGATCGCTCTCATGAAGTATTGTCCGCCCGGAGTCCAGTGCACTCCCGGCGATTCTCCAGCAAGTATCGACACCGTGCCAGACGGCTTGACGGTAGTCATCTTGATCGACTCGCGGATTCCCATCCACTCTGAGTAGACGTTATCATACCGCTGGATCGTCTTGTATCCAGAATCCATCCAGTCTCTGAGGACCGGCAGACCGTGGATGTCAGCGAAGTTGGCGACGCCAGACATCGACGTTCCGATGCGGCGGTTTCGTTGCATGATTGCATTGGTCTCCTCCCAGTGCGTCGGTAGGAGAGTCACGGTCTTCGCGTACAGGTAAGCAAACTTCAGCGTTCGCTTGTAATCTTCAAGGCTGTCGTGCCTGTTCAAGTATGTCTCGACCAAGGTGCAGCACTCGTACGACTCGAGCGACTGCTCGGCGCACGGGTTGTATCCGACCACTCTGTGATCTTTGTTGTTCGGTGGATCGACAAGTCGTCCGTACTTGCGGCTCATGTCTAGCCAAATGACGCCTGGCTCACCGTTCAGCTTGATGCCCTCGACGATAGAGTCAAGGTCTTCACCTACTGAAGTAAGCACCGAGTTGTTCGACATCCAGCCCCAGCCTGGAGAACTCGCGTCATAAGAGTTGCGCTCAGGAAACGCCTTCGGGTTCTTGAGATTCAAGAAGTCATTGTCGTTGATGCTGCCGATCAGCAGCTCTGCCGAGCGTCGGACGTTGCCAGATACGACGCACACGCCGATCAAGTTGCCGATGTCGGCGATGTCGACCTTTGTGAGCGGCTGTCCAGCTCTCCCGTCAAACAGTCTGCGGATGTGGTTGTGCAGACGCTCAAGCGGCTCGTGCCCAGCGGCGGTTCCGCCGAACGTCTTGATCGGCGTTCCTGCCGGACGCACGTATTGGTAATCGAAGTCGATCTTGTTCATCTCTGGCTTCAAGTACGAGTTCAGCAACAGTACAACAGACTCAACCCAGCCTTCGCGAGTGTCTGGGACCTCGTACACGTACGTGCCGACCGACCCAGGCTTGTAGATCGTGAACTCTTTCTCTGCTCCAAGGTTGTCGAATCCGACGCCTACGCCGAGCATCGACGCCTCCATCAAGAAAGCGAACGGCTTTGCAGGGTTCGCCTTCGTCATGTCGGCGGTCGAAACGAACGCGCAGTTTTGAAGAGCGGCAGAGTTGCGCTGGTCGTTCACAAGCGGCGTGCCCATGACCCAAAGTCCACGGCCAGGCGGCGTCCACTTGAGATGGAACATTCTGTCGAAAGCTTCTTTCGCAGACGCTTGTCCCTTGCTGTCGTTCCAAGGCAGACGGTTTGTCTTGCAGTGGTCTTTCTGAAGTGAGTACATGCCGTTGATGACGCGCTCGCACACGTCGGCCCATGTCTCTTTTGTGCCGTCTTCCTTCAACCGAGAGTACGTGCGCAAGAACGTGATCTCACCCACAGAGTTTCCACCCGCGTCACGGTAGCCGAACGGCGCGGGCCTGTCACGGTACTCGTTGACAAACTCCGGCGAAAGACGGAAAGAGAACAAAGACATAGTCATGGCTGATTACTACTCCCTACAGTTATTGAAGCTGTTCGTATATTTGTTTGCAGCGCTCGCAGACTGGAAAGCCATCTGGGTCTCTTGTTGGTACCCATATCTTTCCGCAGAGAGCGACAATAGGAACGCCTGTAACGACGGCTTCTACGATGTCTGCTTTGTCTGCGTAGTGAGCGAACTTGTCGTGATCGCCAGAAACGTATGCTTTAGTGTCTGTGCTCTCTGCGACTTTCACCTACATATTTTATCTTTGACAGGTAGGACACCAGTAGAGAGTCCGTGAATCAAGTTCTGTTTCTTTTACTTCTGTCATACAGAGACGGCACGACTGACGTTGCCGTTTATAGACGTAGCTGAACTGAGAACAACCGTGTAATTTGACTTCGTCTTCGCCCAAGTGCTCGGGCGCCACCGTGCGAATCTTGCCGTCGGTCGACCCATCTCGAAGAAGAATAGAAGCGTTCCGCCATATCTCATCGAACTTCTCGCGTTGCATCTGCATACCGGGAATAAATGGATCAAGACGAGACAAGAATAACAGCTCGGCACGGTACACGTTTCCGATCCCAGCGATCACGGATTGATCCATCAACAGTCCCGCGATGGTACGCTTCGACTTCACGATCTTCTTCCAAGCCTGTTCTGGGTCTGCGTCGTCGTGTATCGGATCAGGTCCAAGCCTCTTCTTTATCGCGCTCACTCCCGCGTCGTCAAGCAGTTCACACGCTGTCGGCGCTACCAGGTCCGAGATGTAGATGTCGTGTTGCAGTCGCAACCTGGTCGAGTCTTTAGGTTTCTTGTTTGGGTTCTTTGACAGATAGAACCACCCATACAGTCCAAGATGCACGTGCACGGTCTGCCCGGTGTCAAAGTGCAAGAACAGATGTTTGCCGTGCGCTGTCGTATTATTCAATATACGATTGTCGATATTCTTCGCCTCGTCCGCGAACCGCCCCTGCGGACTAGAAGCTCTCACTGTCTTCCCAGCGAAAGCTCCCTCATGTATCGTCGCCAGGTGTCGTATTGAATGTCCTTCAGGCATTCTTCCTCTTTTCGTTGTTCGTCGTTTCCTTGCTATTCTACAATAGTTACGGCGGAAAGTTTGAACTGTGATCAATGACCTACAACAGATCTATGTCATGTTACTATTGCCCTCGCGCCAGACGGGCTGAATGGTTGATAGGTCGTCTAGGCCGAGCGCATGTAGTAGGGCGCTCGCACCCTCTCCCAGGGGTGGCCGGCCGGGGCCGTGACGTGCGTTGTCCTTTCCGACGTCACTGGCCCCGCCATAAGCTCTTCTTGATCAGGAACCAAGACAGGGTTCCAGAAGTAGTTTATAGTTGCTCTTACCGTTTTTACACCCACCTCTAGGAGCTTTTCGCAATGGGCAAAGTCGCATGGGATTACGTAGTCAAGGTCACGATGCCGGAGGACCTCAAGGGTCACAAGCCAGGCAGGCTTCCTGAGGCGCTGCTGAAGCCGGCGGCAGGCGGAGGCAAGCTTCACTGGCGCGCAGCGAATGCGTGGGGCGCGATGGTCGCGAAGGCTAAGGCCGACGGTATCGAGCTCAAGCCGGTCTCGTCTGGCGACACCTACCGCTCGTACGACTCACAGCTCAAGGTCTTCCTCGAGCGCTACACAAAAGAGCCGAACGGCAACAGCACTCGTACGTTTGAAGGCGTCAAGTGGTACAAGAAGAACGAGAAGCTCGCCAGCCTCGCTGCTCCAGGATCTTCACAGCACAACCTCGGAATCGCCGTTGACGTTCACACCGCTAGCGGTGCGCGTCTTGAGTGGCTGATCGACAACGTCAAGGACTTCGGTTTCTCGTGGGAAGTTGTCCCAGAAGAGCCGTGGCACCTCCGCTACGTCGCAGGCGACGTTGTTCCAGCAGCAGTCTCGGCTTGGATCGCCGCCGGCAACGGCTACGCGAAGCCAGACGTCGCGGCCGCTCCAGCAGCCGAAGAGAAAGAAGACAAGCCAGCACCGGCTCCTAAAGCTGAAAAGCCAGCCGCCGCGCCCGCGCCGACAGGTGACGGAGCGCTCGACGTTGGCGACAGTGGTCCTCGTGTCAAGGCTCTGCAAGAAGCGCTGAAGAAGCAAGGCTTCTACCCGAAGAACCCGGACGGTAAGTTTGATCAGGCAACAGCGAACGCAGTGAAGATGCTGAAAGGCAAGCACGGACTGAACGCTAAAGAGACCAAGGCCGGCGCCAAGGTCCTTGACATTCTCGGACTGAAGTAAGTCTAATGAACGAGGTGCTCGTCGCGCTCATTGGTCTTGTCGGCGTCTTAGGCGTCGGCTACATGGAGCACGGACGCAGGACAAATAACCGCCGCTGGCATAAGAACAGCGAAGATCACAACTTTGTCGTCGACAAGATTGACCAGCTCGGCAAGTCTCTCGGCCGTTCAATCGACAGAGTTGAAGAGACCGCGGTTCGTACAGAAGGCAAGTTAGACCAGCACATCAACGATCACATGACAGGAAAGCTCAGTGGGCAAGAAAAAGTCCGGCGGCGGAAGCTCGGGTAAGTCGGCGCAACAGCGCCGCCGCGTGCACCCAAAGACCGGTGCCGTTGAGATGGTTCCAGGCACAAAAGCCGGTAAGAGGCGTCAGCGTCTTCCGTACGGTCATGAGCTGCGCACTCACGATCTGCACGGTCCTGTCGGCGTAAAGAAAAAGCGACCGACCAAAGCTTCTAAGTAAGCCACTCGTTTCTAATCCGTCTATCTATCTGCCACTTCATGCTATTCTGCTCGTCGATGGGCAGTTCTTCTTTCGCGTGAAAGTAGCCGTGATTCTCGCCTATCGTGAAGTTGTCTCTTTTGTAGAACTCTGGGCTTGAGTCTCTTGTCGTCCCGTGTGAGTAGAAGTTCATCTTGATTCCAGGTCTTTTGATCAAGGTCGCGAATCCCATTCGCGTAATCCTGCGCGTGTAGTCCGTGTCCTCGTAGTACGCAGGATAGAAGTTTTCGTCGAATAGCCCGACCAGTCTCACGATGTCGCGCCCGAGTGAGAACGTCGCGTACGGCTCTGGGTCAGTCACGACCATGTGACACTCAGAGCTCTCGTCGATCAGCCGCGTCAGCTCTCCTGGAATCCACCCGTTGTCATGAGACCCGAAGATCACGAACGGTTCATGAGGATACAGCTTGATCCCTAGGTTCCAAGACCCTGCTACCCCTAAGTTTGACGGCAGGTTCAGGATCTTCAGTTCATAACTGCGGCTGAAGTTTTCAACTAGATCTGTATAATGACCGCCGTTGTCTACGATCAAGATCTCTTTGATCCTGTCGTCGTCCACCGACGCCAGCGTTCTGTCAAGCAGGTCGTAGCCGTTCAGCACCGGTATGACCATTACTACCCGACCGTCTCTCCCGTACGACATCAGTCTTTTTTCTTCTTGCAACCTTTCATCTCTGGCTTCCAGGTGCATGGATCCCACGGGCCGAAGCCCGCGATGTCATAGAGGTACTTCCCCGCTCTGAGGTTCGTGATCGGGTCAAGAAGCGTCTCTTGGTCGCAGATTCCCATGTTGCGGCAGATGCTTCCAGAATACTGCGGGTGGTCTTTCTTCCAGTGAGTTCCGTTGATCTGGAGCAGCCCTGTGTCCGATCTATGGTTCCACTCGGAGACCCGAGTGATACGGCAGTTCTTGTCAACAACGTCGCCTCCCCTGCGGTTCGGGCAGCCGCCCGACTCGCGGAGGATGATCTCGCCGAGCTTGTCCCAGGTCTCTTCTGGCCAGCCCGCCTCGGCGGCCAGCTTCGGCAGCCACGAGATGTCACCGTGCCGAAACACGATTCCGCGGTTCTTTTCCTTCTCCATCAACCTTTCCAGGTGGTCAGCTGCGACTTGGACTGGAACAGTCCCGGCCCGGGTAGCGACGACCTCAACGGCAGGTTTCGTAGTGTCTACACTCTCGGCCTTCAAGTTGAAGGCCCCGCTAAGGCTACTAACAGACAATAGGAATATCGTCAGTAGTTTTGTCAAGCTTTGAGTCCTCTCGCTAGGGGGTAGGGACTTGTCTTTAGCGTTGGGTCTATCCTACCAGGCGAGAGTCCGAAGTTACACTTTGATTACTGATAGATCTAGTTCAGAGTGTCTTGGTGCAGTTTATGGACTACAATGGTGGCAGTTGTCTGTTTGGAGGTCTCTCGGAGATGCTTGCAGGAGTTCTGCACTTGAAGATGGAGCAGGGTGCTACGTTCACCCAGCGCCTTACCTGGAAGATCGACGGATCTCCTGTCGATCTAACGTCTTATTCTGCACGGATGAAGGTTCGTCGCATGGTCCAAGAACCTGCGATCTTGTCGTTGACAGCATCGACAGGCGGTGGCATCGTGCTCGGCGGAGTCAACGGAACGATTGACATTACCGTGTCGGCGACGCAGACCGCGCTACTAAACGCGGGCAAGTACATGTACGACCTCGAGCTTGTCACGGCGGGCGGAGTTGTAACTCGTCTCGTCAAAGGAAGGCTCACAATTGACGCAGAGATCACGTACTGATGGATGACCTTGCTAGCAGCGTAGTCTACGTTGATGTCTCGAAGACAACTGTAGAGGTCACCGAGACCGAAGCGATCATCGAGGTCATCAACGAAAAGACAGAGGTCATCATCTCTGGTGATCAAGGTCCTCAAGGCATTCAAGGACCGACCGGACCGACTGGTCCAACTGGACCCATTGGCCCAACCGGCGCAGCGTCAACAGTCACAGGTCCAACCGGCGCGATCGGCGCGACAGGTCCGCTTGGCCCAACAGGCGCAACAGGCCCGACCGGACCCACCGGCGAGATCGGACCCACAGGTCCAACAGGTCCACAAGGTGAGATAGGACTCACAGGCGCAACCGGTCCAACTGGCGCAGACTCAACAGTTCCAGGTCCAACAGGCCCGACCGGACCAAGCGGTGCCGTAGGTGCGCAAGGTTCGACAGGACCAACCGGTCCAACCGGCGTGACGGGTCCAGCAGGTGACACAGGCGCGACAGGACCTATTGGCCCGACAGGTGCGACAGGCACAGGCATCACAGTTTTGGACTATCACGATACGTATGCCGAGTTTATCGCCGAGCATCCGACTGGAGATCCAGGTGACGCTCACATTGTCGGCGGCGATCTTTACGTGTGGAGTTCGACGTCTTCTTCTTGGAATAACGCAGGCAACTTGCTGGGTCCTATGGGTCCTACAGGTGCTACAGGTCCGCTCGGCTCCGCCGGGCCCACTGGACCAACTGGACCGACTGGAGCAACTGGTCCAGCAGGTTCCGACTCTACAGTGCAAGGTCCAACTGGACCGACCGGTCCTACAGGCGCAACAGGCGCTGCTTCAACAGTTACTGGTCCGACAGGATCAGTAGGTCCGACAGGTCCGACCGGACCAACAGGACCGATAGGTCCGCCTGCTACAACAACAGCGACGTCTCTTGTCCGGCACCTCGTGCGAAATGGAATAGCGTCGACGATAGCGGCAGGAAAAGCGGTCTACGTAATCGGATCAACAGGTCTCGCAGGAACAAATATGCTTGTCGGACTTGCTGACTACAGCACAGAAGCGACGTCTTCAAAGACTCTTGGCGTGATGGCAGAGTCAATTGATCCAAACAATGCAGGATATGTCGTCACTGAAGGTCTTGTTGAAGGACTTGACACTTCTGCTGCCAACGCCGCTGGAGATCCAATTTGGCTCGGTGATGATGGAAATCTGATTTTTGGTCTCGCAAACAAACCAGTCGCGCCTAATCATCTTGTATTTATCGGTATTGTTACTCGAAAGCAGCAGAACAACGGAGAGATCTTTGTCAGGCCACAGAATGGCTTTGAAGTGCAAGAACTTCACAACGTCTTGATCAATGGTTTACAAGACAAGCAACTGTTGGTATATGAAACTGCTACAAGTCTTTGGAAGAACAAAAATGCCATTGCCGTAACTGGCATTGCCTATAAATCTGGGTATCCAGCATCAAAGACTTCAACAGGCACACTTGGTGAAATATGTATTGACGATGCCAGTGGAACTTTGTACATTTGCACAGCAACTAACACCTGGCAGAAGGTTTCGTTGAACTCGGCCAACTTTACAAACGCCGGCGGATTTGCCTAAAAAGTCCATACTGGACAACGGTTTCCTGTGTACACGCCTAAACTTAGGTGTGTTAGAGTGTAGCCAACGAGTTTTGTACAAGATTGTCCCGGAAAGCCTTACTGGATATGGAAACTAGCAAGTCATCAAAGAAAGTCGCGTTACTGTATACAAGAGTGTCCACTTCTATGCAAGTAAACGACGGAATGTCTCTTGCCGTGCAGGAGCGAGCTCTCAAGAAGGCTGCTAGCGACATCGGGTACAAGAAGACAGAGCTTCTCAGGGAAGAGGGCAGATCTGGTAAAAGTATCAAAGGCCGTCCAGTTCTCTCGTCTGCTCTCGAGCGCTTAGACCGCGGCGAGGCAGAAGCGCTGATCGTCACAAGGGTCGACCGACTTGCCAGGTCTACTCAAGACTTCCTGTCGATCATCGACCGAGCGAATAAGAACAACTGGCGCGTGGTCATGCTCGACCTCAACCTCGACACCTCTACGTACCAAGGACGGTTTGTTGTCACAATCATGTCAGCTCTTGCAGAGATGGAGCGAGCGATTATCGCCGAGCGGCAGAAAGATGTCCATAAAGATCGCCGAGCTAACGGAGTTGTCTGGGGCAAGGACAAAGGTCCTAAGACAAAGATCCCTGCCGAAGTCCTCAACGTGATGACACAGTGGCGAGCTTCTGGGATCAGCTACTCAGAGATCGCGCGAAAGCTCAACGAGCTTGAGGTCTCAACTAGCAACGGCGGAAAGAAGTGGTATGCGTCTAGCGTGTCTCACGTACTTCTCAAAGGAAAGCACAACAAAGTAGTTGAGCCGGGACCCTGAGTCTCTCGTCTCAGAATCCCGGCTCGTTTTTTCAGCGCCCGTCTCTCCCCGAGCGAAGAAACTTATCTAGCGAATCTTGTAGCGATTCCCCAGTCAACCTCACCTTGCGGCACCACTCTCGGCATCAGCAAACGGCCCATCAACTGCGCGCGTGATCCGTGGCCTTCAACGGCGATGCCTCTGTCTTGCAACTTGCGCTGAAATGCGATCTGTGTCATTGGCTTCTCGCCTCGTTCTTCTGACCAGATACGGTAGACCGCGTACAGTGACTTTACAGGTGTAGCCGCGCCTTCTGACTCTTTGGTCTCTTCGTTCAAGAAGAATCCGATGCGGTCTTCGTTCTTACGGTAGATCTCAGCAGCGTCGCTGACTGCGGTGCACCAGCCAAGAGCATCGCGTGCGCTCGAACTAAGAAGCTTGATCGCGCCTTCGACTGCCCACGACAGCACCGCCGGCAGTGCGCCTTCTGGATCAAAGATGTAGTGCTTGAGGTCTGGGTCTGGATTTTCTGGAATGTTTGTGAGCGGTATCGGACGAAGTCGGCGCCACATCGCGTCGTCGCTGATGATCGGCCTGTGGTTTGTGGTGACCCACAGCTTCGCCTGTGACTGGAACGTAAACGGCTTTTCACCTGGCGAACGCGCTGAGATCTCAGAAGAGCCTGTCAGTTTCTTGACCGAGTTCTCTTTCATGCGCTCTGACTCTGGCAACTCGTCGACCCACACCATACGGCGCCCGCGAAGCTCTGCCCAGTGATACAGGTCCGCACCGTGCGCTTGTCCGTCGCCTTGAGCAAGAATGCTTGAGTCTAACGGCCACGCGTACTGCGCCGTGCCGAGCGCTTTGACCAGCGCTTCAACCATCGTGTTCTTACCTGATCCTGGAGGACCGTAGACTAGGAACATGACATCGTATGTTCGTAGTCCAGTAAGCGAGTATCCAGCCGCTCGTTGCAACCATTCCTGAAGCTCTTTGTCGCCACCAGTCGCGAAGTCAATGAACTGTTCCCAGCGGATATTGCGTATTCCAGGATTGTACGCGACCGGCGCGCGGCGAGTGATGTAGAGATCCGGGCGTCCTTTCAAGAGCTCACCGGTGCGGAGATTGATCACTCCGTTGGCTACGCCAAGAAGAGTCTCGTCAGAGTCCCAGTTGTTGACGCCAACCAAGATTCGCGGGTCCGAAGTGGCGCTCTCGATGCAAGACGTTATGCGCGAGTTTGACTTCGCCTGCTGCGCCCACTTGATTACCTCTGACTGCTTGTCTGCGTCGTCGAGATAGTGGACAACCTCGCTTGCGACAATAGGCGCGATCTTCTTTGCAAGTTCTTGCATCTCAAGGCTCTCGACGTCTGGCTTCCAGTATCCGCCGTCCCAGTGAAACCAGCCTAGACCTGGAGTGTATCTGACCGCGGCGCCAAACGAGTCGACGAGTCGACGACCGTTGCCGGTGTCGGTGAGCGTTCGCTTGCCAGGTTCGCCGCCTTCTTCTTCGCTGATCGCGTCTGGGTCTTGCGGTACGTCGATGTTCGTCAGGCTTGTCGCCTTTGCAAGTGAGTCACCGTCTTGTAATGCCGCGGACACTGTCCCGCCGATCGTGCCAGGCAAGTAAGTTGTGTCCGACTGAGTAGGAGGCCGTGCGACGATTGACGTCGTTGTCATGCCTGACTTAGCTCGCGTTTCTTCCTGCGACTTGATCGCCCAGTCTTGCAGACCTGGCCACAGCTTCTCTGTCTTTGGGTTGTCAACAACGAACTGGATAGCGCGACGAACATGCATCAACAGTCCGCCCTGTCCTTCGAGCTCGAGCGGTGGACGTACTTTCTCGGCGTTGAAGCGAATCATCATTGTCTCAACTGCTAGGCGACCTGCCTCGGTGTTCACAGGAAACTTGTTAGCGAGAGCGCACGCGAGTGCGTAGATGTCAACGGCGCGAGAGCCTTCGTCGATGCCTTCAGTAAGAAGCCTGTCAACGTCGACTCTCTCGCCAGAGAAGTCTGCGTCTTCGAGCCAAGTCCAATCGCCTTCGCCCAGTTTGGATGTAGCTCGCTTTCCGCGCTTTCTTAGCGCCGACAGCAGCTCTTCTGGTGCCTGCGCGACTGGGATCTCCCAAGGCGCTTTGCCTTGCACCCACTCGTAGCACACGCCAGAGAAATGTCGTGACGGCGCGATAAGCACGTAACCGTTGTGCTTGATGTCGATGCCGTTTAGACCAGACTTCTTGAGATTGCCAACTAGCGACTCTGATTCGTCGCACTTGTAGAAAAGATGTCTGCCTCGAATAATCTTGCCGTTCGCGGTGTACGAGCCAGTGATCGCCTCAACTGTTGGCGGAAGCGCACCTTCTACAAGAGACTCAAACTTTTCAAACGAGTCAGGCCCACCCGCTCTCGGATCGATGTCGATGACAAAGAATCCGCTCGGTCGGCAGTACACGCTGACGTTGCTGTCTTGGTCTTGTGTCCACCACGTTTTGACTGCGTCGATGTTCGCAGTCGCCTGCACGTTCCACTCGCTTACGCGAGGATGCTTGCCTACGTCTTTCGGCTCGGGGTGCGATCCGCCGCACGTGCAGCGTCCGCCGACAATGCCGTAGCAAGGCATGACGAACCAGCCCTGCTGTGCGTACCATTCGGCAGCTGAACCCAGTCTACCAGTTGCTGATTCCCATGTTGTCATTGAAGCGAGAGATCTTCTTTCGGTTGAGAGATGTGCGAAGCTTCTGGCCGCGCTATTTGTTGTGTAGGTCATTCATAATACACCAAGCTTCGCGTTGAAGCGTGAATGTGGACAAAAAAGAAGACATAGATGAGCTTACAAAGAATTTGTTGATAGTTCACACGCGATGACAATGAGTATGATATAGTGACTAATGACAAACACCGGCCAAATCATGGGAGGTACGGTTATGGGCGATCTTCTCAAGGAGATCCAAGAAACGGAGATTCACCCTGGAAACAGGTCACGAATCGCCGAGATACTAGAGGCACTCGAGCCGTCAGACAGAAAAGATCTGCTGGCAGCGCTCGACGACCACGCGATCTCGGCTTCGCGAATCTCAAAGGCAATGGCGCGCAGAGGACATAAGCTCGCCTCGTCAGTCATTTCGAGGTATCGTCGAGGAGAACTCTCGACGAAGATCAAATGAGTCTTGAGGATGAGATCAAGCTCGAGGAAGAGATAGCAGATCTCCGAAGAGCTCTAAAGACCGCCCAGGCTTCTGAATACAAGGCCAAGCGCAAGAACGAAGAACTTGTAGAAGCAGTCTATAAGGCAGCGTACGATGCAGGCATCGCCGCCGGCCGAGGGATCCCAGACAAGCAAAAGCCACCAGCTAAAGATCCTCGCAAAGGCAAAGGCGAGGTTGCAGTAGTTCACGCCACCGACTGGCAGCTTGGAAAGAAGACCGTCTCGTACGGCATGACTACCTGCGCCGCTCGTATGGATCAAATGATCGTGAAGGTCAACGAACTTTCGACGATCCAGCAGAGCCATCACCCGGTCAGAGAGCTATGTCTTCTTTTCGGCGGAGACATGGTCGAAGGCATCACGATCTTTCCCGGGCAAGCCTGGGAAGTAGAGGCGCATCTGTTCGAGCAGCTCTTCGAAGCCGCGCGGATCATGGAAAAGATGGTCCGCTCGTTTTCATCGACTTTCGAGAAGGTCTCGATCGTCTGCGAGTTCGGCAACCACGGTCGTCTCGGTCGTAAGGGAGAACTTCCGTCAGGTGACAACATCGACGCGATGGCGTACCGGATCTGTCAAGACAGAACAAAAGATCTGAAGAACGTCACGTGGCAGATGTCAGGTGACTGGTATCAAATCGTCACTATCGGCAACTACAAAGCGTTGCTGGTGCACGGCGACGAGATCAAGAGCTTCGGCGGCAACACGCCGGCGTTCGGTATTCTCCGCAAGGCGAATGCCTGGGCGACAGGAGTGGTCGAAGACTTCCAAGACGTCTACATGGGTCACTGGCACACGCCGATGGCGCTGACGATGGCGAACGGCGGTCGAGTGTTCGTGACTGGCTCTCCTGAGTCCGGCAACGAGTACGCTCGAGAGTTCGTCGCCGCGATCGGCAGACCGTCGCAACGTATTCACTTCGTCGATCCAGACAAAGGTCGAGTGACGGCAGAATACGTCATCTGGCTCGACTGAGTGGTCACACTCTCAATGCGTTGATACAATTTGGCTATCCCGCCGTGCCCCCGGTAGGACATGACTGTATTGGAGTCGTGAATGGCCAAGTCTCGTCGCATCTTGAAGGACTCCCACAAGAGCAAAGTGCTCGAGACCGCACAGCTTGTTGTCACCGCGCAGATGGCAGATCAGCAACACACCGATCTCTCAAGAGTCGGCGTTGTGTGGTCTGGAATCTTGGACCTAGAAGGACCGATCCCGCCGTCTGAAGTAGCGGCGATGCTCAGTGCCTACGACCTAGTGAGAGCGACGACTTTGGTCGACGCTCATGAGCACTGGGTCAGCGCCGCGGCGTACGCGGCTATAGCTGACGCTACAGAACCAGTTCAACCGAAAGAACTAACAGTTCTAGAAGATGAAAAGCCTAAGAGTTCTGAGTCCGCGACCATTGGATTTGTGGCTTCCCGTAGGAATGAGGAGTAGTCTACCGTTGGTATTATTCTCCAGTAGTTTTAGCATTGTTGCACCCTGCGAGCAATGCAGGACAAGGTGGATTCGTCGGTGAGTTGGTCAGAGGACATTGTAACCCGTGTTGTAACCGGTAGCTACATTACCGCGCGCGGAACTGCCGGTCGAGGCACAGTCACGTTTACTCCGACCAGCACGGTCGTCGATGAGAACGATGATGTCATCGTAACAGATCCTGTTGTGGCTACTCTTGACGGAGCAGGCGCATTCAGCATCACTCTTCCGACAACAGACAACCCAGCGCTCAAGCCGACAGGTTGGGCGTACGAAGTTCAAGTGCGTATCAACGGCGTCAAGCCGACAAAGTTCTGGATCTTCCTTCCAATAGGTGACGGAAGCCCTGTCGATATTTTCTCTCAACTTGGCAGTCTTTCTCCTGTCTCTGACGCGACTGCAGGTGCAGCCGCTCGTGGTTCTATTGGACCGCAAGGTGCGACAGGTCCTACAGGTCCTTCAGGACCAACCGGTCCACTCGGGCCAACTGGACCTTCAGGCGGTCCTACTGGTCCGCAAGGTCCGCAAGGTGACGTCGGACCAACTGGACCCGCCGGAGCAACAGGTGCGACAGGTCCGCAAGGTATTCAAGGCACTCAAGGTGTTGTTGGCGACACCGGACCTACAGGTCCTGCTGGAACGTCAATCACAATTCTTGGCTCATACGCTACGTATAACGCACTCATTGCGGCGCACCCGACAGGAAATCCTGGTGACGGATATCTTGTTGACGGTGACTTGTACGTTTGGGACAACGTTGGTTCAGAGTGGGACAACGTCGGCAGCATTGAAGGTCCGACTGGTCCGCAAGGTATTCAAGGACCGACAGGTCCACAAGGCGACATTGGTCCAACCGGACCACAAGGTGATCAAGGTCCTCAAGGCGACGCAGGTCCTACAGGCCCGCAAGGCGACGTCGGTCCTCAAGGTGACCTCGGTCCAACTGGTCCGCAAGGTGATCTTGGTCCGACAGGTCCAGAGGGTCCGACAGGTCCGCAAGGTGACCTCGGCCCAACTGGGCCTGAAGGCGCAACTGGTCCGCAAGGCGATGCAGGTCCTACAGGACCTCAGGGTGACCTAGGTCCAACCGGTCCTACTGGACCGCAAGGCTTCGATGCGTTCGAGTACTCGCCGTTGCGCGCGTTTGAAAACGCGTATCAGCCGGGTGAGATCATCTTCTATAGTGGAAGTTACTTCATCTGTCTTGCGACAAACGACGCGCTTCCTCCGACAGGTGGAAATCTTGGAGTCTACTGGAACCCATACTCGTTTGTTGGCGCAGTCGGTGCGACTGGTCCGCAAGGCGAGCAAGGTGCAACTGGTCCGCAAGGTGACCTCGGTCCAACTGGTCCGCAAGGTGATCTTGGCCCGACTGGTCCGCAAGGAGACATTGGACCAACTGGACCGCTCGGTCCAACAGGACCGCAAGGCGAGCTTGGTCCAACAGGTCCCCAAGGAACTGGCGTCACCATTCTTGGTTCGTATGCTTCATACGCAGCACTCATCGCAGCTCAGCCGACAGGAAATCCAGGTGACAGCTATCTTGTTGCCGGTGACTTGTATGTGTGGTCTGCAACGTCGTCTTCGTGGGTCAACGTTGGTCAAATTCAAGGACCGACAGGACCTGAAGGTGACATTGGTCCCACAGGACCACAAGGCATTCAAGGTGTAACTGGTCCGCAAGGTGACCTCGGTCCAACTGGTCCGCAAGGTGATCTTGGTCCAACTGGACCGCAAGGCATTCAAGGTGAAGTAGGTCCAACTGGTCCGCTTGGCCCAACAGGCCCGCAAGGCGATCTGGGTCCAACTGGTCCGCAAGGTGAGCAAGGTGTAACTGGTCCGCAAGGTGACCTCGGTCCAACTGGTCCGCAAGGCGATCTTGGCCCGACTGGTCCTCAAGGAAACGTCGGTCCGACAGGTCCACTAGGACCTACAGGTCCGCAGGGCGATCTTGGTCCGACAGGTCCTCAAGGCTCGGCTGTAACAATTCTAGGCGAATACGCCGATCTTGCTGCGCTGCAAGCTGCGCACCCAACTGGTAACGCAGGCGACGGGTATCTTGTTGAGAACGGCGACCTGTATGTCTGGAATGCTGTCGGTTCGACATGGGTAAACGTCGGAAACATTCAAGGACCTACAGGTCCAGTTGGCGCAACAGGTGCAACAGGACCGCAAGGTGAACCTGGTCCAACCGGACCGCAAGGTATTGAAGGCAACGTCGGTCCTACAGGCCCGACAGGTCCTGAGGTTACAGGTCCTACAGGACCTATTGGCGACACAGGTCCAACTGGCCCAACTGGACCCACGGGTGACATCGGTCAGTTTGCGATCTCTTCTGCGACACCTCCACCTTCTGCTGATATCGGCGACGCTTGGTTCAACTCTTCAACAGGCCAGATCTTCGTCTATTACGACGGCTATTGGATTGAGTCAGCGTCAAGTAACAAAGGCGACACTGGCCCAACAGGTCCAGTAGGTCCTGCGTCAACAGTCACAGGCCCGCGCGGCTCGACTGGTCCGACAGGTCCTACTGGTTCGACAGGTCCTGCGTCAACAGTCACAGGTCCAACCGGCCCGCTTGGACCTACTGGTCCCACCGGTCCAACTGGCCCACTTGGTCCTCAAGGATTGCAAGGTCCAACAGGTCCAGGTATCACTGGCCCAACTGGTCCGCAAGGTCCGCAAGGCGTACAAGGCGTCACAGGTCCAACTTCAACAACTCCTGGTCCGACTGGACCGCAAGGTCCGCAAGGCGCAACTGGACCCACCGGTCCTACTGGTCCTGCATCAACAGTCGCTGGTCCGCAAGGCGTCATTGGACCGACCGGGCCGACCGGCCCGCAGGGTCCAGCGTCTAACGTCACCGGTCCAACTGGACCGCAAGGCCCAACAGGTCCTGAAGGACTGGCGTCTAACGTCACCGGTCCAACTGGACCGCAAGGCCCAACAGGTCCAGTCGGTGCGACCGGTCCTGGGTTCTACAATCTCACGTCTTCAATCATTACGTCGTCGCACACGCTCGGTGCAAGCGACGCTGGCAAGCTTGTCGAGGTCGACTCAGCACTTGCAGTCGAGCTAACAATTCCTGCCGACTCGACGTACGACTTTGCAGTAGGCACACAGCTTGTGATTGTTCAGGTTGGTCTCGGTCAGGCGTCCGTTGCTCCTGCCGTAGGCGTGACGTTGAACTCAGAACAAAATAGACGAAAGCTTTCGCAGCAGTGGTCAGGTGTATCGTTGATCAAGCGCGCTGCAAATACGTGGGTTCTCTTCGGCAGCTTGGTAGACTAGCCATGCTGATATCTGTTCACGGAGCTATTGGCTCAATCAAACGAGCTCTTGTGCCTGAGACATGGACGCAGCGCACATCTACGTTTGGATCGTCAAACATCAACCACGTCACCTATGGTAACTCGGTGTTTGTAGCAGTTGGCGACTCAGGAAAGATGTCCGTGTCTCAAGACCTCGGCGTGACGTGGTCGTCGCTGACGTCGTCGTTCGGCACAAGCAACATCTGGAGCGTACAGTACGGAAACAACTTGTGGGTTGCTGTTGGCAGTACTGGAAAGATGGCAACGTCGGTAGACGGCGTGAACTGGTTTCAGCGCGTGTCTTCGTTCGGCACAACTACTATTCTTACTGTTGCGTACTACGAAGGATTTTGGATCGCCGCAGGAGTCGGAGGTAAGTTGGCGACGAGCATCGACGGTCTCAACTGGACGCAGCGCACTTCGTCGTTCGGCACGACTTACATCTATGACATCTCATACGGAGGCGGAAAGTGGGTTGCTGTTGGAGACGCTGGCAAGCTCGCGACATCTGTAGACGGAATCTCTTGGACTCAACGTACGTCATCTTTTGGAACAGACAGAATCCGAGAGATCGCGCACACACCTACTGGATACGCAGTCATCGTTGGAAACAACGGAAAGATCGCTACAAGTCCAGATGGAACCGCGTGGACACAACAGGCAAACACGTTCTTGTCTTCAACTCTTGAGGCAGTGTCGTACGGCGGTAACGGTATGCTTGTAGCGGCAGGCTTTTCAGGCAAGCTCGGAACTTCTAGAATCTTGAGCTCGGTCAGCAACGACGCGTGGGTTCAGCAAACATCATCGTTTGGCACAACACCAATCAACTCAGTGGTGTTTGGATCTGGTACGTTCGTCGCGGTCGGCCAGGCTGGAAAGATCGCGACGTCGTCTGGATAGGAGAAACATGGACATGTACACGTATGAGATTCAAGAGACTCCGCCGATGGCGAAGATCTATAAAGATGGAAGTCTTATAGACAACTCAGGGCCGTGGGAGTCGGTGTCTGCTGCCGCAGACTGGGCGATGCTCATGGTCTCACGCCTAAACGCAGGCTTGGAGTCGTTGTAGAAGTAGTAAGATTTAGGAAGTTCTTGAAGCCGAGGAGCTTTAGTGTCAGCGATTGATTTTCCAAATGACCCAGTAGTTGGGCAGGTTCACACCGGAGGAAACTCTCAGTGGGTGTGGAACGGTACGGCTTGGGAGACGCTGCGTATTACTCCTACAGGTCCGACAGGTCCTACTGGACCGCTCGGACCAACCGGCCCGTATGGAATCTTTTCAATCGCAACTGAGACTCCGCCGCCATCACCGTCACTAGGTCAGGCGTGGTTCAACGGTGTGACTGGAAAAGTTTACGTTTACTATGACGACTTCTGGGTTGAGGTCGGCGCCGCGCCTGTCGGCGCAACCGGTCCTACAGGTCCTCTTGGGCCTACAGGCGCAACTGGACCGCAAGGACTTCCATCAAATGTCACCGGACCGATGGGACCTACTGGTCCAGCTGGCGAGTCAGTCACAGGCGCGACAGGTCCAGCGGGAACAAATGGCAAGTATCTTGCTGGAGAGACGTATCCAAACCCGACGCCTGAAGAAGGTGACGCTTGGTTCAACACGATCAACTTGAAGACATACGTCTATTACGATGGATTCTGGGTCGAGGTCTCAGCGAACGACGCTGGTCCGACTGGTCCTACTGGTCCTGAAGTTCCCGGACCAACCGGTCCGCAAGGTCCAACTGGACCGACAGGCGCGCAAGGCGAAGCGATCACAGGCCCAACTGGTCCGCAAGGTCCGCAAGGTCCGACTGGTCCGTCAGGCGGACCAACTGGTCCTACAGGACCTCGCGGCGCAACTGGACCAACAGGACCCACAGGACCTGGAGTTACTGGACCAACCGGTCCAACTGGACCAACAGGTCTTGCACTTGTCCCGTTCCGAAACTTGCTGACAAATGGAGACATGCGCGTAGCGCAGCGTTCTACTTCAGTCGCGTCGATTTCATCGACCAACTACTACACTGTTGACAGGTTCAATCATGTGATCTCAGGCATAGGTATCTGGACATCAGAACAAATAAGTGACGCTGTCGACGTTTCTCGAAGCGCGTTGAAGCTCACCTGCACAGCCGCATCACCAGCGCCAACACCAAACTCATTTTCTCGCATTGAGCAGAAGCTTGAAGGATTTGACGTTCAGTCTGCTAAGAAAGGAACAGCTGATGCTCTTGCACTGACACTTTCATTTTACGTAAAGTCTAACGTCATTGGCACTTACATTGCAGAACTGTACGACAACGACAACACCCGCTCGGTCAGTGCCGCGTACAGTATCAACGTCGCAGACACATGGGAAAAGAAGACGATCACTTTTGCTGGCGACACAGTCGGTCAGTTCGACAATGACAACAACGCTTCGTTGATTGTCGGTTGGTACCTCGGCGCTGGGACTGACTACACAAGCGGCACGCTTGCGTCGTCGTGGGGAGCAACTGTCACGGCGAACAGAGCTGTCGGTCAAACAAATCTTGCGTCATCTGCGTCACAGTACATCGCTTTTACTCAGGCGCAGCTCGAGGTCAATACTGTAGCAAGTCCATTTGATGTTCGGCCACTCTCAATTGAGCTCGCTCGCTGCATGCGGTACTTTGAAAAGTCTGCCGGCAACTCGCATGCTGTTGTCACAGCGGCATCTTCGTCATTTCCGACGGTGTTCTACAAGGTACGCAAGCGAGCAACTCCTATTCTCACTCCAACATTCAACGTCGGTACAGGTGCGTCGTTCACGGTAAGTGCCGACGGTCACGTGCAGACCGGCAACCACTCAGCTGGCTCGTTGTATACATTCACTTCGTCGGCGGAACTGTGAGCGCATCGTGGCAGTAGACTTTCCTAACTCTCCAGTACTGAACCAAACAGTCGTCGTTGGAAACAAGACGTACCGATGGACTGGTACGTCGTGGGACCAAGACTCAAGTCTTGGCCAGGCAGGCCCAACTGGACCAACAGGACCGCTCGGTCCGACAGGGCCTACTGGTCCTGCTCAAACGATCAACACCTCCGCTCCGCTCGTGTGGAACGCCGGTACTCAGACGCTGTCAGGCCCGACAATCGAGACGGTGTCCGGGTCGCAGAGCAAGGCCGATGCAGCCGCGGCCGCCGCAGTCGCGGCGCACAATGCGCAGCAAACAAACGTCCACGGAATCTTTGATGTCGAAGAACTTGAGACTCAGCTCGGCGCTCTCGAAAAAGCGCAGAATGAAGCCGCTGCCTCGACGGAAGCGCACCGTATCGACACAACAGACGTTCACGGCATTCCAAACACCGCAGATGTCGTTCTTCGAACAATGGTCGACGCAAAAGGTGACTTGATCGCCGGAACCGCTGACAATCTTGTTGCGCGTCTTGGAGTTGGAGCAAACGGCACTACTCTCGAGGCAGACGACACAGAAGCTACTGGAATCAAGTGGTCAACTACAGTTGGCGATCACATTGCGGCGTCAACGTCAGTGCACGGTATCTCGAACACGTCAAATCTTGTCTACTATTCTGGCAGCGTCGTCAAAGACTCTACCGGCGTGGCTATTAGTCCGTACCACATCGGTGCTCCGTCACTCACGGCGATTCAAGGCCACTTCCATCTTTCACCAAACGCGATTGACACCGCTCCGCGAACTGTCAACACAACAACAAACCTCGCAACTGGAACCGCGTTCTTCACGTTCTTCACTCCTCTGTACACATTGACGGTGTCAAATATCACTTATGTCTCAGGCACGATTGTCTCAAGCGGCGTATCAATCGCACGATTTGGTCTTTACACAGTCGATGCAAGCGACAACGCGACGCTTGTCGCGCGAACAGACAATGATACTGGTATTCTTTCTTCTGCAAACACTGCGTACACAAAGCCGTTTTCTGTGCTAAGCGGCTACCCGGCGTCATACACACTAGAAGCAGGACAGCGGTACGCAGTCGCGATCATCATGGTGGCTACAGGTGCAGGTTCTGTGTACATGAACTACGCAAGTCCAATCACAACAATAAACTCTCTTCCACCTCGTATGACAGGCGCTGCTGGATCACAAGCAGACCTTCCAACGTCGCGCACAACATACTCAAACACCGTGTCAACACCGTGGGCTAGGTTGTCGTAATGGCTATTGATTTTCCGTTCGATCCAACGCCAGGTGACGAATACGTATACGGCACGCAGAAATGGACATGGACAGGCGTCACTTGGGACCTTGTTGTCACAGAGCTTGTGGGTCCTACAGGACCTACAGGTCCACTAGGTCCAACTGGACCACTTGGGCCGACTGGCCCACTCGGGCCAACTGGACCTCAAGGAGTTCCGACTCTCATCCTCGCGCAGTTTGAGACGTACAACGACCTTGTCACAGCGCATCCAGTTGGTTCAGTGGGAGACGCCTATCTTCTTGACAATGGCGATCTCTACGTTTGGATACAATCTACTTCGTCGTGGAATAACTCGGGCAATATTCTTGGACCTACCGGTCCAGTCGGCTCTCTTGGTCCAACAGGTCCTACAGGTCCTCAAGGTCCAGAAGGTGGCGGCGGACTTGGATTCGCAACAAACTGGTGGCTAGCAACATAGGAGCTGAATAGTGGCAACACCGATTCGACGACTTGGTATCGTCCGACCGACGGCAGATACTCCTATGCTCGCGTTCACATCCACAAGCTACTTCTTCGTGTCGGTGATCGCGACAAACGTCTCAGAGACCGACAACGCGACTTTCACCGTGTGGGTAATCCCCGCAGGAAACGAAGCTTTGATTCCGTCGCACGTCGCATTCAACCTTCCACTCAATCTCAAAGATTCTTATGAAACGTATCGGTTTCCAGTCATGAACACCGACGAGATCATGGTTGAGGCGTCTACTTCTGACGTCACTTTCACCGTCGTCGGTATCGACCAGATCAACGAAATCACGTCAGTCTAGGGGTAACAGATGCCAGGATTTACAGGAAGATCTACCGACGGAGTTCCACGGACAATTGTGGTCACCGTCGAGGACGCTGACACGGACACCGCGGTCTATTCTCCGACTCAAAAGGGTCGTGTCACGTCGCTGATCGCCGCTAACCGCACCGGCGGAACGCTGCCTTTGACGGTGAAGATCACGCGGGGCGCAGACACACACTATGTCGTCAAGGACCATCGAGTGCCCAACGGAGAGAATAGAGAGCTTGCCGGCAACGGTATTATTGTCCAAGCTGGCGACGTTCTTGAAGCAGTTTGTCCAGTGGAAGATTCATTTGATCTAATCGTTTCGGCGGTGGAAGGACTCGTCTAGTGCCAGCTCCAGACTATTACAACGTTGAGGACATCGCAGACAAGACGTTCTACGGCCTGCGTTTTGCTCCATCGACAGGGACACTTACGGCAGTAAAAGTAAATGACGGAACTCCAGTGAAGCTGCCAGAACTCACGACGGAAGGCGATCCTTACATTCGTAAGCCGTCTGATTACCGCGCATGGGTCTGGACCAGCAACACATTGCGGTTTTCGTGGGATAATACAACAGGACACCTTTTGGTGGAGGTAGTGTAAGTGGCACAACTAATCGATCTTGGAAAGCTCCGCTTCTATTTTGCCGGAGAGTACAGCACCGCGACTGAATACGAGCTGAACGACTGCGTTCGCTACGGCGGCAACGTGTATGTCTACACAAATGAAGTTGCCACGACAGGCACTCTTCCGACCGCAACCTCGCACTGGCAGGTCATGGTCGAGGGCATCAATTTCCGCGGTAACTACAATGCAGTCACACCGTACGCGGTAAACGACGTCGTTGCGTTCGGCGGCATTCTTTACACCTGCATCCAGAACAGCACAAATAACGTCCCGACTAACACAACCTACTGGGAAAAGTTCGTTGACGGTCTTCAATATGAAGGCAACTACAACAACGCAACGCCTTACCAAAAGAACGACATCGTCACCTATGGTGCACGCGCGTACATCGCCACCGCTACGACGACAGGAAATCTTCCGACAAACACCTCGTACTGGCAGGTCTTTGCAGACGGTCTCGCGAGCCTTGGTCTTTACAACGCCGCGACCGAATACAAAAAGAACGACGTCGTCTACCTCGGCGGTCGTACGTACGTCGCGCTTCGTGACACGGTAGGCGATGAACCAGGTGCCACCGGGAGCGGATCAGACTGGGCGGTCTTTGCCGACGGTCTCAAGTTCCGCAGCAACTGGAACACAGCAACTCGCTACGAACTGAACGACATCGTCCTTCGCGGCGGCAACGCGTACATCTGTATTCTTGCGCACACGTCTGCCGGCACATTCAACGCAGATCTGACAGCACTGAAGTGGTCTGTCTACAGCCAAGGATTCCGCTTCCGCGGTATCTGGACTCCAGAAACAGATTACTTGGTCAACGACCTTGTCTCTGACGGAAACTCGACGTTTGTCTCAAGCGCAGACTTTACGTCTGGTGCTACAAGCATTCTTGACGACGCGTACTGGTCGGTCTTTGCGCTTGGTGCCGACTACCTCCCGGCCCAGGTAAGCAACGAGAACAAGCTTCTTTCGACTGACGGAACAGACCCGTTCTGGTCATCGAACATCGACATCTCTGGCGACGTTCAGGCGGGCGGAGTTCTCTATCTTGGCCAAGACGCGTACACAATCGCCACAGCAGTCGCTCTTCCAAACCTCATCGGTTTGGCGGTTGGTGACGCTGGCGGATCGTCTGAGGAATACGCTCAGTTCGTCGTCTGGAACAAGAACACTGACGGTCTAGCCTCGACCGACCTCATCGTGCAGACGCACGATGCTACAGACTCTGACGGCTTCATCGACATCGGTATTACCGGCGAGAACTTTGACAGCGAAACGTACGGCATCACAGGACCGAACGACGGCTACCTGTTCATGGTCGCTCCGACAGGAACCACCGGCGAGGGCAACCTTGTCTTGGCCACAGGAGACACCGGAACAGCTAACAAGATCGTCTTCGCAGCCGGCGGTTTGACATCTGGCAACACCCAGATGGAGATCATTCCAGACACAAGCGTGCACATTGAGATCGCGACTGCGTCGACGAGCACTACAACAGGAGCGCTCGTAGTCGCGGGCGGCGTCGGTGTCCAAGGTGACATGAATGTCCAAGGTGACCTCAACGTCATCGGTAACCTCGCATTGAGCGGTCTTGACTATATCGGTGTCGGTGACGGAGCAGCGGCATTCGGCGCTACGTTGACTAACCCGATCGCGACGTTCCAGATCGACGCAGATGACTACGCACAGGTTGCGTTTAGGAACATCAGTGACGCCGTCAACGCGTCAACTGACTTCATCGCGTACGCCGACGATGGCTCTGACAACGACGGCTACATCGACATGGGCATCACGTCGAGCAACTTTGCCGACCCAGAGTTCACTCTGACCGGAGCACACGACGGCTACATCTTCATGAACGCTCCGACCGGCTCTGGCGGCGCAGGAAACCTCGTCTTGGCTACAGGCGCAAACGGCGTCGAGAACAAGATCGTTTTTGCTGCCGGCGGTCTCACGTCCGGTAACGAACAAATGATCATCACACCGTTCCAGTCGGTGCATGTCGAGATCGCTACAGAATCTACAAGCGCTACTACTGGAGCATTCACTGTAGACGGCGGTATCGGTCTCACTGGTAACTTGAACGTCGGCGGAAACGTCGGCATTGTCGGTAACGTCGACATCCAAGGCCAGATCACGATCGCAGGCGGCGGAACAACATTCGACACCGCAAACCTCGCAGTCGTTGACCCAATGATCTACGTCGCGCAGTCTAACTCGGACAACGCAGTTGACTTTGCGTTCGTCGGCGAGGCAGCGTTCCCGATCACTCCGATCGCTCGTACCGTGACAAACAAGGTCCTCACCGACAACATTGCCACGCTGACGGTCTCGGCGGCGCACACGTTCCAAGAGGGCGACTACGTCGTCGTCGCAGGCGTCGATGCGACATTCAACGGAACTCATTTGATCACAGATCTTCCGACGGCCTCGTCATTCAGCTTTGCCAAGACTGCAACAAACGTTCCAGCGGCGTCTGCTACTGGTACAGCGACTGTTTCCAACAGAGCGAAGTACTCAGGTCTTGCGAAAGACGCAACAGACGGAATCTGGAAGCTGTTCGCAGACGCGAGTACCAAGCCAGCGAACACAGTAAACTTCTCTGAAGCTGGTGTCCGCTACGACGACCTCCAGCTCCGCAACATCACCGCGGTCGGCAACGTCGCCGTCACAGGTACTCTCAAGCAGAATAACCACGATGTTCTGACAAACGACATCGCGAACGCGAAGGGCGACATCATTGTTGCTACCGCGCCAGACGCGATGACTCGACTTGGTGTTGGATCTAACACGACGTTCATTCAGGCCGACAGCGCTCAAGCTACTGGCCTCAAGTACACAAGCTTGGCGACAGACACCGTTCTTGGCGCAGTCCAAGTCACGGCTTCGACCTCTCGTCCAGCATCTCCTTCCATTGGTCAGTTGATCTTTGAAACAGACACTGACTACATCAACCGCTACACTTCTAGCGGATGGAAGGCTCTCGGTCCGGTGTTCCTCGGTTTCACGACCGACGACGATGGCAACCTCACGGCTGTCACAGGTCCGGACGGAACCTATAATGTTGGAGACTACACCGACTATGGCATTCTCCCAGCGGAGATGACAGTGTCGGTGAACGCCTCCGGTCAATTGGTACTCACCTCGTAGTAGCAAAAAAGGATAGCAATGGCAACGATCAATCTTGGAAAAATCCGTCTCAACTGGCGTGGCACGTGGTCGAGCGCTACGGCCTACACGGTCAATGACGCGGTGTACCTCAACGGCGACTCGTTCGTTGCTGTAGCCGACAACACAAACGCTCAGCCGCTTTCTGGCGGCGCGCTCAACGCGAACTGGAACTACCTGTCGCGCGGCGCATCAAGCGTCGTCACAACACGCGGTGACATCGTCTACCGCGGCGCTTCTGGTCTCACACGACTCGCGGCTGGCACTGCTGGCCAGGTCCTCACAACGCAGGGCACAACAGGCGATCCGTACTGGCAGGACAAGAGCGGTCGTCCGAACTACTCGACGTACACCGGAGCTGTTTCTTTGCTGAACAGCGCGTCACAGTACGGTCGACAGACTGCAGGCTATGCGGTCGGCGGCTTGCACATGTGCAACAACGGCGCAAATCCTGGCTACGGCAACTTGTTCATGATCACTCAAGACCGCAAGAACATCAAGGCTGTCGGCTACCAGTGGTACCAGAGCCTCGGCTTCGGTCACTTCTCAGACCAGATCAGTACTTCTACCTATCCAGGAAGCCGCGCTACTACCGGGCAGTATTGCCAGTTCGATACCGCGCTTGACGCAGACGAGTATTTCGCATACGTCGTCCGCAACTACGCTTCGGCCGTCGCGGTCACGACGAAAGGTCGTCTCTACTTCACAGGGTACAACGGCTACGGCCAGTTCGGTTTCGGTGACACGACAACACGCCAGATCTTCACGCGCTCGGCGTACTTTGGTCCGAGCACCGGCCGCACCGCGGTCGACGTCAAGATCGGCAAGATCTTCTCGGGCTCGGACGGCCTCACGACTCCGTTCCTTGTTCGCACGTCTGAAGGCGAGATGTACGGCGCAGGCTACAACGGCGCAGGTCTTCTCGGACAAGGCGACACCACGAACCGCACGTCGTGGACGCGCATCGGCGCCGCGACGCTCAACTCTGGTGGCGCGACGATCACCGGGTACCAGTTCAGCAACAAGTGCGCGATCAACAACGCGATCATCATCGCGTGGAACTCTGCGGGTCAGATCTTCGGCTGGGGCGCACCGACGCGCAACCAGCTCGGTCTGAACACAACAGCGCAGCAGAACACTCCGCAGCGTCTTACGCAGCTCGAGTCTCTCATCGGTGCAGGCGTCACTCCGGTCGACATCTGCATGCCGGTCGGCGGAAACGACAACAACGGTGTCGTCACTGCTATCTTGATGACCAACGGCGAGATCTACACGGCAGGCCAGTCGCTCCACGGTCAGCTTGGTATCGGTGGTGCTGACGGGCAGACGTCCGCGATCTGGCAGGTCGTCACAAAGCCTGCTGGTAAGACATGGTCTAAGCTTTGGTCGTCAGGCGGCGAATCTGCGACGTTCTACGCTGTAACTACGGACGGCTTCT